ATGGATATTCAGTCCAGGGTTGCACAAGAAAACGAGAAATTAAAGATAACCAAAAGTTATGTATCAATTGTCATTAAGAATAATAAATTATGGTTACGTGGCACACTACCCGTTAAACCCTGGTTGAAAAAAGACTCTGCAAAACCTTACCAGCAATTCATAAGCATGGGTAAACACGGTACTTTAACTGAAAACGGGTTAAAGTATGTTTTGCAAAAAATCAAGATAGTTAATGGTCAGCTAGAAGCTGGTAAATTTAACTGGGATGATTGGATAGTTAACGAGACTCGTGTCATTAACTCTAGTGACTTGAAAATTCTGTTCCCTAGATATATTGATGTAAAGAGAAACGTTTACAGCCTGAATACAATTAAATCTAGGCTAGAACAGGTTAACAATTGGATACAATCACAACAGTTCACCCTGGTCACAGACGCTCTAAAAATCAAAAATATTTTACTTGAAACTAAAACGCTTTACTCTGTCCGTAAATATTTATCAGAAATTTCACGCTGTTGTAGCTGGGCAGTCAATGAAAAAATTATAGAAAGCAATCCGTTCATTGATGTGATTAAAGCGTTACCAAAACCCAAAAAGCAAGAACTAGACATAAATCCGTTTACGAGAACTGAGCGAGACTTAATTATTGATGCTTTTGAACACAGTAAAAAATATGGTTGCTATTCGTTCCTTGTCCAGTTTTTATTTTTTACTGGTGCTAGACCGAGTGAAGCACTAGCCTTGCAATGGAAACATATAAATCTGAATGAAAAATTTATAATTTTTGAACAGATTTTAGTTCAAAGTCAAAAGCATATTCAGAACAGTTTAAAGACTCAGCGTAAAAGAAAATTTCCAATTAATGACCAGTTACACCAGATCATTCTAGATTTTAAATTGTCTAGCCATAAGCCTGAACAATTTATTTTTACTAACAAGTACAACAAGCAACTGATAGATTTCAAGTACTGGCAATACAATGTATGGAAAAACGGGATAATTAAAGACTTGATTGACCAGGGTAAGCTATCAAGTTACAAGAATCCATACCAGACTCGACACACATTTATCACGCTATGTCTAGACTCTGGTATAGATGCCAAAGACGTTGCAAACTGGGTAGGCAATAGCCCAGAGATAATTTACAAGCACTATGCAGGGTTTAACAAGGATCTTAAGGTTCCTGAATTATAGATATCGGTTGTAATTTGATTGTTCGATATCATCGAATTATAGAATTATTGTTTTATTTAAATTAGTAATAAATACTTATTGACTTGCTTTGAAAGCTTGTCTAATATAGAGACATAGAAACAAACACAACCAACCGAGAGAAAACATGAATTATTACCAAGTTGACAACGAAAAAAACGTTACAGTAATTACACAGGATTCCTACCCTTTGAAACATTTCAGTATTTTTGCAGAGTCAGAAAAACAAGCTTTGTTTTTTAAAGAATTAAATGATTTAGTTTCTAAAAACGAAAAAACAACTTTTCAAAATATAAAAGTTGGAGAATATTTTGCAACAAACACTAGCCAAATAATTCTTAAAGTGTCTGAAAATTTAGTTAAATATTTTCCAACAAAAGAACAAAAAGCATTTACAAATGAGAATGCTTTTTGTGTAAAAATTTCTGGTGAATTTGCTAAAAGTTATTTCAATAAGTAATAAATACTCATTGACTTGCTTTCAAAGCTGATGTAGTATAAAGACATGGCAGGCAAGAACCGTTAATTCAAACCTGCCACTAACCAATAACTTACAGTGATAAGTAATGGCTGAGATTAATTTAGCATCTCATCAATACGCTAATCAAGTGATTAGCCAAACATCTGAAGAAACATTAATTAGTGGTGTGTTAATTCCTAAAGGATATGTTAACGCCACAGAAATGTGTAAAGCGAGTGGAAAAAGATGGGCTAAGTATTTAGAGTATAGTAAAACACAGGAATACTTAGTTAAACTAAGTGAGTCCTTCTCAGGGACGGACTTAATTATACAGATACTACACGGAGATATTAATCTAAGAGGAACTTGGATACACCATTTAATAGCTTTAGATTTAGCAGCTTGGTCATCTGTTGATTTCAAATTTTGGGCTAATAAAACTCTATGGCACGTAATTAATGGTAATTTTCAAGCTCTAACAAATGAAGCGGAAGAAGCTCAAAAACAATTACTTTTAATCTGGGATAAAGTCAGACGTTCAGGAATTGATAACGGTAGATTACCTTTAACAGACGCGATCAGAGATTGGTATCAGCGTAACCCTGGTGCAACATCTAGACCTATTCATGCAATGTATGCTGTGACAACTAACGCAATTTACCAAGCATTATGGAATGTTGACGCTAAGAATTTAGAACAGTTCTTAGGATGTTCTAGAAATGAAAGCCGTGATCATATCGATGCTAATAGTCTGAGAACTTTAGAACGCGCTGAAGCTAGAGTTGCTGAGTTCATTGATGAAGATAACATCAAACCTATTGAAGCAGTTACGGCTGCAAACATCAAAAAAGCTAAACAACAAGTAAATAAAAAGTGAGTAAAAAATAATGGGTGGTAAACCTTTAGGAAAAAACATCGGCTTTTATATCCCTGAAGAAATTCTCTCTAGAATAGACAACACAGTAAAGTCAACAAACTCTAAAAATCGTTCTGAGTTGCTCAAGTTTATCATTGTCAATTGGCTAGATAACAACGGTTACTAAACGTTAAAAAATCAATTCACTCGCTAACACAAAAGGAAAAGAATCATGGGTATTGGTAACAGTAAAATGAAATTTAATTCACAAAAACAAGAATTGTTTATTGATGACCATCACATTTTAATTCACGATGATTACTGCGAAATATATGATGAAGATTACGATACTTGTATCATTTTTCAAACAACTGATTTAAGCTTGATTAAACAGATTGTAAACGCCATGTATAACGAATATCACAATGGTTTAAAAGTAGGTACAGAAAACATGAAGCGACAATTTAGAAAGTTACTAGACTTGTAATAGATAGCCAATAAAATAAACCCTGGTCAATATCAAAACTGACCAGGGTTTATTATTTTCCAAAACATTAGTAATTACTCAGAAAATCTTTCTGAATACTTTGACCAAGCATGTAATAATTGTATTTTTAAATTTTCAACGTGTTCAAAATTTTCGTTTGAATATTTAATTTCCTTACCGTTTATTAAACTTACGGTAAAATCATAACTAGTTGAAACTTCACCACTTTTTAAAGAAAAAAATTCATTTGAACACACACCAGTTACATAAACTATTTTAGAGACATCTAAAACGGTTCCGTTGCCAAAATGAAAAAGTTTAGTTTTTATCATTCTTGAAAACATGTTACTAAATTCCTGATAAGTATTCGTTAAATCAAACATTTTGTTGAAATTGGTTTGAATCTACAAATTTTGATAAGTTTGTATTTCTTTCCAATAAAATGAACGTTTAAAAGATTTTTGTTCATACATTCCTAAAACTTTAGGGTTGTAAAACTTTACAGATGTTTGGCAAATATAATTTCCCGGTTTTTCTTCATCTTCATTGATTATGAAATAATAACATCTGTCTACCGGATACGTAAAACCCTTATTAAAATCAAACATGTTACTGAATTCCTGATAAGTATTCGTTAAATCGGTCAAGGTTAAATTTTAAGATACCCGTTCCCGTTCTAATATAGTGATAGCCTTGCCTTAACTCGTTGTTAGCTATCAAGCGTCTTAAAGTGCGATCGCTAAATCCTTTACCCTGGATAGTTGCAATATCCTTAATAGATTTATCATAGATGCACTGTAGCATTTTGGTTTTAGGCATACATAATAAAATTGACAACACTTGACATATTATAGCAAAGCTTGGCAAGTGTTGTCATAAATTGGCATGGTCAAAAAGTGACTTTTTAATTTAAACAGCTTTTAAATAATCTTTATAAGTGAATTTAGAAATTTCACTTAATGTTACTTGAGCAAATTTTTCTTTAGAACTTTCAAACCTAGTAATGTGAATATCAGGCACTTGTTTACTAGAATCATTATCAAGTATTCCTTGGTCAACTAAAATATCTAGGATAGTTCCCGCTATGTTATCTAAATCTGATTTATGACTACCTATCAAAGCTATTTTAATTGATATAGGTGGTGTTAACGGTTGTGAAACTTTAGGTAAAAATTTTCTTGAACTTACCTTAAATTCAACATATTTTGGAGGCATATAAGTACCGTTACGAGTTACTCTTGGTCTGGCTTTACCAGGGATTGAACCAGGGATTTTAAATGTTAATTCCATATTTTTTAACCTTTTACTTTACAAATTGCATAACTTCATCGAACATCTTAGTTACCAAGTCTTGGTAAAAGTTCCAACCTGGTACACCTTCAGTAATACGGATCTCTTGTTTGTTTTTTAAAGGTTTACCACGTTTACCGATAACTATTTGCGGTTCTGCAAAATAGTAACTGACTTGTTCACCTTCAGAACCTAGAGATAACATTTTGATTTCACCCTTTCTAATAGTTCGGGTAATTTTTAAGTTTTCAACCGGATAAATACCAAGTTTCATCTGATTAATTATGTCTTGATAATAGTTTGTTGCAGCCTCAACACTTTCTAATAGCTTAAGCACCAGGGTAGGCTGAAACTCTTTCTCTAGTTTGCAGCGATCGCGCTTAACATATTTACCTTTAGATTTAAGCTTTCCTTTTAAATCAACGATGATATAGTTTTTCTTTAGTCCATCGTTTCGGATACCGTCTTCATCTTCATCGGTTCCTGTAACAACAGAACTTTTAATACCGTTGTAAATATCATTTGGTGGTACAAAAAATGCTTGTGCCTCTAGTTCATAATCTAAATTGATACCCTTGGGCATCTGTGACTGTACAATTTTATGAATCTGTTTATTCAATTCATACGTAGAATCATTAGTACTATAATAAACACCGTCAGTATCAATGCTCGCAACGGTTCCACCATTTTCTTGTATTAATTTAACCATCAGTTTTAGAATAGCTCTGCCATAAGCTGTGACTAAAGCTGCTGCTACATAATCATTAAATTCAATTCCTGTTGTACCAAGAGAACCATACATAGAATTGATCATTATTTTGAATGATCCTTCGGTTTGTATTTCTTCATTAGTGGCTGTTTTAGCTTTCTTTTTAGCCTTTAATTCAAGCCTAAAGTTTAATAAATATTTCAATAATATAAGCTGAAACTTATCAACATCTTTAATACTACAAATACAATAAGTTAGCATGATACTGGGATAAAGTGATGCTACGTCAATCTTTGAAACATACTTGTAATATCCAGCATTAGCACCAGTTAAACCACCTTCAAAAAGTAATTTTTGGTCTGTCCCTGGTAAACTTTGACCTTTAATAGAGTAATGTTTTTTCAGAATATCATTGTGTTTTGAACCGTTACCAGAATGGCTTATGCTTTGCAATTTCCAATCAGGTAAAAATAATTTCTGATAGTAAATTGCCGGAATTAAAAAATCACCTAATAATTTAGTATCTTCTAAATCATAAACAAGGTATTGCGCAAACTCCTCTATTTTTCCCTGATTAACAACAACCCTCATTTCTTCATAACTCAGTTCGAGTCTAGCTTCTGACCTTAAGCCAGTCTGTAACACTGATTGTTTTAGGCTATGACTAGTTAACTTCCTAGCTACAAAATCCCATGCTAGAACCTGATTATAGAGGTCTATAATGGCACATTTGTCTTTAGGATATGTAGTTAACCAGATACCATTATAAGTTTGTGGTTTACCCCATTTTTGAGCCGTTTTATGACAAGTTTCACGCTTGTCATTTACATAAAAATAATGTTTAACATTATTAACTAGACAACGTTTAATAATGAACGGTAAATCAAATTTAAAACCATTAAAAGTTACAAATAAATCGGGATTCTTTTTAGTTAATATTTCAACAAATTTTTGTAGCCCTAGTTTTTCTGAACCTGAATTAATGACAACTAAATTATTACCAGAATATTTAACATTTTCTGTGTCAGCTTGATTCAATTTATCTATCAACAATTGTTTGTTAATAGGTTTAGCCAAACAATTGATAATAACCGCTACATTTTTTTCGTTATAAAGTCCAATTAATTCAACCTTATCAACATCAGGGTTCAATCCAGAGGTTTCAATATCAACATAAAATTGACTTAATTCTGCGTAAGGTTTTAAATTTATCGTTGGTTTCCATTCTGGTAAATCGTATTCAGGATAATGAAACAAATCTAATCTAGACTCATCTATATGAATACGATTACCGATAATTTCTACAACCTTTCTAGCGCTAAATTGTTTTGGTTTATCCAGGGATATAGTCATGTTATCTAACCTTAATTTCTTGTCCGTTTTCCCAAACTTTTAAAAAATCTAAGCTGCTATATTCATTTAAAACATCTTCCAATAAACTGTAATCATCACCTTTATAAAAACAAACTTGATCTGCTAAATCTGGGTAATAATCCGGTAAATCGTTTTTGTGTTCAGTGACTAAATTTAAAATTCTATACAAATTAATTTGCTTAGGAACTTTTCCTGAAATTCCATACCCTATTAAAATTATTGGATAATTATTAATAATTCTTTTAGATTCTGATGACAACTCGGTGTTTTTCATAATTCTAGATTTCCTTCAATTCATTAATTAATACAAATTCATGTCTGGCTGTTGAAAAAGGTCTATCAATCTTTGCCCATTGTTCAGAATCCGTTAAATTACTGAGTTCTGTTATATACACTAGACAATTTTTGTATAATAACGGTTTTCTCTGGATGTAATAGTCAAAAAGCTTAAGTCTAGGTATCATATTTGTAATTTCAAAAAGTGACTTTTTATTTTGTCCGACAAATCTATAATAGTTTAGTCTTTATAGATTTGTCAAACATGTAATATACTTAGTAAGCTATTTAACATTTAGCACACTTTGTAGCTTTCTAGACCAAGCCGAGTAAGCATAACTTTCATGCACGTTTCGATAAACACAAGCTGATTTAAAATCATCAAGGGTTAAATGTTGATGCTTATTTATCAAAGCGTCAAAAAATTTTTTGTTGTTTAGGTTTTCATACTTTCTGAATAATGCAGACATATTGACACTGTATGAATCGTCACAAGTGTCTAAAATCATCTCTGCGTTCAAATCGATTTCTTTTTCTTGTCTAGGTTTTCTAATTTTTGGTTGAGGTACTAGAACGGTTACACCACAGTTATCACACTCTATGGTTTCTACCGCTTTTGCAAGTATCCTGTAATCATTGTGTAGAATTTCTGAACAATTAGGACAAATTAGATTATATTTAGCTTCTAGTTCTCGTTGCTTTTTACCTTTTAAATCAAAGCTACGGATTCTGTTTGGATAACCGTGAATTAATTTGTTACCAACATGGTCAATGATGTGTTGAATCTTTCCTTGTTGATAACGGTTAGATCTACCGTTTCCCTGGTCGTACACAATTTCTGATGCTGTTTTGCGTAGCCATTGTGTAACAGAAGCATCTGGACAATTAAAACCTTCGCTCAAGATATTAAAATTAGAAATTATTAACAAACTGTCTGGATGTTCTACAGGCAATTTGAAACGTTTTAGAGACTCTCTACGGTAGGTTTTATCCGTTGTTCCATCCAAATGTACAGCAATCTCTTTTCCATACTGTTGTAGTCCAAATTCATTGTAAGCGTTAACGACTTGTTTGGAATGCTCAACGCTTGAACAAAATACAACAGTCTTTAACCCTGGTGTAAATTTGTGCCAAGTTTCAACAGCATCAGCATTAATCACATCATTATTAAGTATTTCTGATTGTTGTTGTAAATCAAATTCACCACGAGTTTTTTTAAAGTCAAAAGATACAAAGTGACCAGGGTTAACAAAGCGGAACGGTGCTAAAAAATTATTGTCAATGTACCATTGATATGATTTACCAACTACTAAAGCTTGGTAGATATCTGTAAAGCTTTTACCATCTAAACGTTCTGGTGTTGCCGAAAATCCTAGTTTAACTGCATCAGGGTAATAATCTAAAATCTTTTTCCAGGATTTAGCCGGGCTATGATGACAATTGTGAACCAAAATATCATCTACAAAATACGTGTGATAATCTTCGACTTCTAAATTGTAAACAATAGTGTCATCTTCAAAATGTAAATAAGTGTCTTTAACTTCTAAAATTTCCCAACGTCCTTTATAAAGTTTAAAAACTTCATCACCAGTTTTTAACTTTTCTGATTTTACCCATCCTTTACCACAAACATAATAAGGGTGATTGAGTGTAGAAGTTATCATCCTGCCATTTGATAATCTAATAGTACTAAATTCATTAGAAACACTTTTAAAAATTTTAGTAACTTTTTTCTTAATTAAACGGCTACCAAAAGGATTATTTTCATCAACAGACCATACATAATCACCAACCTTATACTGTTCGATTGGTTTTCCATCCACTAAAGTTCCTGCCGGAAAACATTCATCAGCAATTATCATTGTAGGTTTCAAATCTAATTTATCCAGTTTGTTTTTAAGAGTGTCAACACTGGCAATATAAACCCTGGAACTAAGAGTTTTTAAACCGGATTTAATAAAGCTGATATAGACTTTATTCTGATGAAAATAATCAGCCAAATTATCGAGTAATTCTTCCCTGTGAACAAGCATCAAAACTATATTATCTTCAGACTGTGTTAAGTGTCTGATAGCTAGATAATTTTGCTCAACACTCTTGCCCGTTCCTGTAAAATTCTGACGTAATATAGACTTTACACCCTGGTCTATTAATGTGTCGATTTCTTGGATTCCTTCAGCTTGGTAACAACGTAATTTTGAAGCGAGTTGTTGTTCAAGATTTTTCAAGTATTCTGGTGTATTTTTCATTTTTAGGTTAATCGGGTTAATTAGCGATCGCTTTCAATTTCTTGGATAACCAGAGAAACAAAAGTGATTATGTTTATCGGCAATGATGGAACAACCAAAAACAGATATAAAATTACTAGATGAATCCGAACATTTTTCAAACAATCAAAATCTTTCAGATAACTATAAAGAAATATGGTTGTGTAAAGAAAAATGTTAGTTAACAAGCAAAAATCATAGAAATAAATTAGTGTCAACATATTGTTATAATTCTTAACATTACGGGATTTTTAAAAAGTATCCCTAAATTAATAGGGATACTTAGGTTAATCAAAGAACTAGAATTTTTCTAGAACAGCTAGTTCTTTTTCATCAATTTGAACAGCTTCAACAACTTTAGTTGTTGCTGGTGCTAAGGCTGGTTTAGCTGGTTGTTGATTTCCGGGAACAATTTTTAACAAATTCCCTGGATTATATTTCTCAGGATCTTTTTTAGCAATACTGGTGATAATAAGCTGTAACTTACCACCATTAGCCATTGCCTCTAATGCTCTTTGAGCAAGACTGGGTTTATCGGGGGTTCCTTCCTGTTTAATTAATATTGCTGACATTTGATTAGCAGGTACATAAACAGCTTCAGGATTTTTAATTAAAACACCATCTTTAGTTAATGCCTGATCAATCCCGGAAATATAAAATTTAACAGATGCTCCATATTCCGGGTGTGTTTCTTGAATTTCCCAATACTTAACATCTGCAACTAAAGCTGGTTTCAACGGTTTATTAGCACGTACATAAGGTCTAACTAAATCCGTCAATTTAACACCAAACACACCAAAAGAATCTAAAACAGAAGTTAAATCATTAACATTTTCTAAATTTTCTAGATCCTCATATTTAACATTAGAAAGCCATTTGGCAAATATAGAGATCTGATTTTTACCAAATCTCAAGAATGTGATAATATTACCTTGGTTTTCTTTAAATTCTAAAGTTGCCAAACCAGCTTTAAACTTAACAACATCTTCACCAGAATCATCATCCTGATCAATTTTGTAAGCAATTTCAACTTCATTTAAATCATCACCTGTTCCAAATTGTAAAACCGCTTTCCCGTTTTTCTTAACTAATGAAAAACCATAAACAGCATCTGCGTATCCATTATTTACTCGAATACTAAAAACGTTATTCTCATTAAAATCAGGCTTAACAGCTTTCAGAATTTTAGTTAGTTCTGGATAAAACGAATGTTCCTCAATTTGTTCAAATGTTACAGGATAATATCCATCTGCTCCAAAAGTTAAATTGCGTAAAGACTCGAAATTTTCTAGACTTAATTTGATAATTGCCATTGTTTGAATCCTTTAGAGTTAATTTGGGTTAATTGAGATTACTTGAGTTAATTTGTAAGCCTTTTATGTCATGCTCGGGACAATTTTAAATAGTTAAAGAACTATTTAATTAGTTCAGAACCTACCGAAACATTTAACTGAAATTGTTTGTAATTACCATCAGGTAACATTAAAACTAACTTAGATTTTGAAAAATCTATGTAAACACAATGAAATTTTGTGCCAACTTTAAATTCAGCTATATCAATTTTCAAAATTACATCGTAAAATTGAAAACACATTGTATCAGCCTGATCCCAATCTTTATAGTCAAATAACTGAGATTGAATAGATTTGTTTTCCATTTCTAAATACCTACCTAAATAAGAACATTTTTAGTCTTTCCTAAAAGTCTTCACATCTTCAGTCTTTCCCGATGTCTTCACTTTATGTCAGACAATTTGAAAAGTGACTTTTTATTTTGTCCGACAAATCTATAATAGCAAACTTTTAAAGAGTGTCAACCAATTTTGAATATAATTTAGATAAATATAATTTATAATATCATGGTATAATATATAAGTTTTTATAATATAAAATAAAAACTATTCAAAAAGTCACTTTTTAAAATAAAAACCCGTGTATCAATAAAAGATAAACGGGTTATATAAGTATTGTAGATTGGCTGACTATATTAATTATAACAGTTATACACTCTTTTGAACTATTAAGTCTTTTAATCCCTGGTCTGATCCATACCATTTAAAGTTGGCAGCATTTTTCAAACCACTTATAGACTCTATATCCGAAAACAATTCAATCAAATTAGTGTTATAAGTATAAATACTACTTCTAATTCTTATATGTTCGGGTTGTCCTTTGTTTATGATTACCACAAATTTACTAAATGGATAGTAGCTACTGAGTACTTCACCAAGATCGCTTTTAAGTGCTATATCAGATTTATTAAGCTTAACAACCGGAATATCACCATAAAATTCTACGCGATTTAAATATATTTGAATCTTTTCACGTTTCTTGAGTACCGATGGCTCACCATAAGGAACTAGAAAATCTAAAACTAATTGAAAATCTATATTTTCTAGTTCCAGCAATTGATCAAACAAATTGAAACTTCTACGTAACTTTGAAAGTCCTGAAAATACTTCATCACAATATTGTAATTGTTTGATGAATAAATCGCGATCACGTACATATTGCAGAAGCTTAGGTATTGGTTGTCCAGGGTAAAGAGTTTTCCAAGTTAACGTAGCACCACACTCTTGATCATCAAAAATCAAGTTGTCTAGGGTATAACTAGATTTTTTAACAGTTTCTAAAAAGCCTTCATGATGATCAATAACGTAAATAGCTTTTCCTCTTTCTTTCCAATAATTTAAAAAAGCTGGTTTGAAACTAAAATCAACCACCAAAATATTTTTGTAATTTGTCAAGTCTGGTATTATTCCCTGGTTCGCTTTATCGTAAGTCCAGCCAACATATTCTAAATCAGGGTTAATCTCTGAGTACTTTCTATAACACACCCAAGAAGCTGCAAAACCATCAGGACAAGCAAAATCTTCTACAACATTATGATAGATAACTAAATCAGGAATAAAGCTATCAGGAATAATAACTGTTTTGGATTCTTGTAAAAGCATAATAATTTTGAAAACACTACTAATATTATAGTGTTTTGTCCGGCAATTCAAAAAGTCACTTTTCAATTTTAAAAATATAGAATTTATTTGCTATAGCACAAAAGTTTAAATTTGTCAAGAGTATTTTATAATAATTCTTTAACAATTTTTGGATTTTGTAATTTATCGCAGAGTTACAAAAAATTTTTGTAGTTTTTCAATCTGGACACAAAAACCTTATATCTATATAAAAGCTATCAGAAGCCGTTCAAATAACTTTGGTAAGTCCTAGGGCATTCTAGACCAGGGTAAAAGCATATATGGATTCTAGGGTACTTAGATAATCTAAAACCTTTTAACTATCTATTGTCAATAAAACATGTTAATGACAATAACTGTACTAGAGTATTTTTACTTATTAAGTACTACTGTAATAGTACAGATATTCTCAATAAGCTCGATATTCTCAATAAGACTACAAAAAATTTTGTAGTTTTTTGTAATGGTTTTTGTAGAAATTACAAACTACAAAAACCTTACACAGCAAGGATTTTGTAATAGTTTTTGTAGATTTTGTAGTTTTGAGCCGGATATAAATCTCTACAGGTGTACTAGTACAGGTGTACTATCAAAGTGTACTAGTAAAATTTATACAAACTAGTACTATCAAAGGCTTATAGAAATCTATGATTTAATCTGGCTAGAGAAAAATAATCATAAATTTTTGTAGTCCAGGGTAGTTGTACTAACAAAAACCTGAGTAAATCATAAAAAATCTAAATAAGTATTTTTACTTATAAATTTGTACTAGTTATATAAAGGATAAATTAATATAAGTTTTTCTTATACTTCTTTATGTTTTATATATGTAATACAAATTAAATAGATTATTTGTACTAGTTTAAGTATTTATAACTATTTAGGTTTTTGTTAGTACAACTACCCTGGGCTACATAATTTTTTGATTATTTTTCTCTGACCATAGAAAACTAGATATTCATATAAGCCTTGATATATAAGATTTTCTTGTACTACAAAACTACCTGTTTTTATATTACAGACATACTACAAAGCTCTAGAGATTTATATCCGGCTCAAAACTACAAAATCTACAAAAACTATTACAAAATCCTTGCTACATAAGGTTTTTGTAGTTTGTAATTTCTACAAAAACTATTACAAAAAACTACAAAATTTTTTGTAGTCTTATTGAGAATATTGAGCTTATTGAGAATATCTGTACTATTACAGTAGTACAAGTAAGTATAAATGCTTAAAATAACATGTGTATAAGCTAAACTTATCAATGAAAATCAATGAAAACTACAAAAATACTATAATCAGCGTTTACCCTGGTCAAACACACTGTTATTCAATATTTAATTGACAATTTTACAAGAATGTGTTATAGAACAAAATTTACTAAAAAACCTGCCAGAATTCTGACAGGGTTATTAGTGTTGATACTTATAGATGCCCAAGCTGATGATTAATGATGTAATATATCTGATTTTATTCAAAATATACAAAATATACTAGAAACTTCTGTTGCAACTTGAACATTTAAAAGTCCTTTCCTTTGATAGAGGTGTTAAAACTAACTTCTGAGAGTTGCAAAATATACAATGTTCTGATTTTATTCTCAAGCAGTTTCTCTTATACATTTCGGCTTCTTTGTAAGCTTTCTGGAGTCTCAGATTTTGGTAAAACTCTATTTGTGATTGTGATAGCTGGTGATTGGTTGGTCTGACTAAAGACTTGACAGCCATATATCTAACCTGTGAGATTTGTGTAACTATATATAATACTTAGTGCTGTTACTAACGTCTATAGGTATTTACACAATTTTCATATAGGTATTTACAAACTTTAAATTTAAAAATCAAAAAGTCACTTTTTGATTTGTCCGACAAATTTTAGATAAAAAAATCAGCCAACTTTTAGGGCTGGCTGAAAATTAGGTTTGAAGTAATATTTTATGTTGATTTAACTATAACACAGATAATACTGTTCAGAAGCATTATAAATTTTAATGATATTATAGAGATTGTGGTATAAGTAAAGCTTTTACATCAGTATTATATGATTTTTACAAACATAGTATAATAGATTCAGGTCTGAAGTAATAAATATATGAAAACAACAACCGCTACAAAGTTTACTGCTACAGTAATTGACCTAAATCAAATAGCCAGCTTAGTTTTTACAGCTTTTGTGCCTTGCAAGAAAGGTTTAAACGATAAGAAAATTCCTTGTAAAGGTGCTAAAGGTTGGCAAAACGGAACTATAACTCTAGATAAGCTTTCGGATTACCCTGATATGACTATGCTTTCTATAGTTCTGGGTAATGAATACATAGCGATCGATAAGGATGGTATTACAGCTATAGAATTCTTTGATTTGCTAGGTTTTGAACTACCAGAGACACTAACGATTAGTTCTAACCCTGGACAAAGAGAAGCTTTAATTTACAAAATCGAAAAACCTTTTGAACATTTCACGATCGCTACAGGTGATCAAGAACAACTGGAATTTAGAACGGGTAAACATTATCAAGTTATTGCTGGCATCCATCCGAAAACTAATCAACCTTATTATTCAAATCATTTACCAGTGGCAACGATATCTAAAAATCACCCTATATATAGTTATCTAGAATCTAACGGTAAATCTGAAGCTAAACCGGAAAAGCAAGTATCATCAGCTTTACCAGATTTTAGACAAGATATTCCAATACTCGAATTTTTTCTGACTGGTTCCGATAGACAATTGATTATTAATGGTGCTGAACAAGGTTCTAGAAACAACTCAGGCTACAAATTAGCTGTGAATTTAGTTGGTACTGAAAACAGATTAAATCAGCTAGGTATTAAATACCAGGGTGCTGCTGATGAACTTTTTGAGCAGTATTGCCAAGCTTGTAATCCTTCTATAGATAGAAGCGAATCAGAAACAATATGGAATAGTGCTTTTAACAGTAAGCCTGAGCCTACCCTGGATGATCAAGAACTTAAAGAACTAGCTCAAGAATGGAATTCAGCTTTTAATCTTGATCAGAATTTACAAAAACACCAAGAAAGGAAAAATCTAGATAAATTCCAAGAGTTACAGGAAAACGTTAACCGCTTAAAAGTCAAAAATTTCACTTCAGCCGAACTACCTATAATCGCTGGTTTAGCTTTTAGACAGACTTTTGATCGTGAACCAGGGTATAGAGATCAGGAAATGATCCAGACAATTGAAAATATGTTGTCTGAGGTAGATTATTCAGAGGATCAAAAAGTCACTTTCCAATCTGGATTGTCTGATATACAGAAAGCACAGACATCTAAATTAAGTGCTGACTATGTATTATCCGGTACATCAATTTTAAAAGATTTAAAAAGATATGGTGTAGAAAATAATATACCTGAAGAATACTTAATTATGTCACTACTGACTTGTTCTAGTAGTGTAATAAGCAAGTTCACAAATTTTAATTTTAATAGTACTGGTATTTGTTCGAGTAATATATTTACTATTTTTCTAGGTGGTTCTACGGATGGTAAATCTTTAGCCGTTGATCCTTTCAAAAAGTCTTTTAAGCGTTTGGCTGTCGAAGCCAATAACACATATATTCAAGATAACAAAGCTTATAACGCTTTTTCAGAGTATTGGAAAACCTTAAAGAAAGATGAAAAAGAAGCCCAGTACTTACAACAAACATATCAATCTAGCATTCCCGATGATATGGATATGGTAAAGATTCGGGAAGTTATGTGTCCAACACCTACAAAAGCCCACCCATACATCGTGACTGATTCGAGCTTACAAGCTATTAGCACAATGTCTGGGGAACATAAAAATTATGGCTTGCTAATTAGTCCTGATGAAGTAACAGACTTTTTAAGTGGCATTGATACCATTAACAACAACAAGAAAGGGAATGCGCTAGATCAGTTCATCCGTATTTGGAATGGTGACACAACCTTAAGAAATCGTGTCAGCACATCTGAAGAAGAAGCCGACTTTTTTAGATGCTCAATGCTCAGTACGATTCAAACCAAACGCTTCTATAATACTTTTGATATCGATAATAATGTTGGGTCAGGTATCTGTGGAAGATTCCTTTATGTCCCGATTGCCGAACCGATTGTGGTTCCCAACAAGTTTCTAGAAGATATTCAGACTAATTTCGATTTTCCTGAAATCTGTCTGAATCTTTACAAAAAGATACAAAACGCTTCACACGTTGTAGATCCTGTTAAGGGTGAACCAGTTAATACCCTGGTCAAAAACACCAAGACAAGCCACGCTATCTGGGCAGCATTCAGAAATCAGACTTTAGAGAAATCTAGAAATGTCATTGACACTAATGAAGCTTTTGGGCAATGGCTTAACCGTATACCAGAACAAGTTGCCAGAATTGCATTAACATTACATTGCTTAAGAATTGCTGAAGGTGTTGATAAAGATTTACAACACATGAGTGACGAAACAATGTTAAGAGCTTGTGCAATTGGGATGTGGTTGATTGAAAAAGCTAGTTTAGTTTACAAACATAGCCTAACGGATAAGTTAGAAAACATAGATCAATCAAAACTCTTTCTTTTTCAAGAATTTATCAAAAAATGTAAAAAAATTCTTGAAAATAAACAAAAACAATTTATCGAAGCATCAGATTTTTATAAAGATGCATTTTGTAGAAAAGCTCAGGTATTGAGAGAATATGGGAATAAAGACAAGAAATATTTGAGAAAACCAGAAATACTTGAGCTTTTTCTAGACGTTGCTAAACATGGTTTAGCAGAGTTTGATCAGGTTAATGGATTGTTAAAACTTTGACAAATTGTTAAAGCGTTTTACAAAAGGCTTTAAACCTTTTGTAAAACTTTAAGGTGATTTTGCTCTTTTTAAAATCACCATTTTCGTAACAATTGGCATCACTATTGATTTTAAAAATTCTGACATACTTACATCATCAGGTTTAGCTTGGATGATTAATATTTTTTCCTCTGGAGTAACAAAAAACCCCATTAATTTGTCGGAAATTTTCTTTGGTTTCTTTAACATAATCCTAGAGTTCAAGCGAAGTATCAACACTATTTAAATGATTACAGTTTAAACAAGCAATTTCAATTGCTAAAATTACTTAATTATTTTTCTTTTTATAATATTTATTTTACAGATTATATAAAAATTACTTATATAAACTAGATTTTTTATGCTTTTTGACTTATTATTATAGATAAAAGTTTAAAAAGTGACTTTTTGAATCGTGGTAAAATTATTTAGTAAACACTAGACAGTTTAAGCCGATAGGTGCTATAAAAAATATGTCGGACATTTTAGAGGATAACGTAACTGATATGGCAGCAACTAAAAAGACCTATTATACTGCAAATTATTCCGAATTTGTTGTAACTGACGAAAATTATCGTGAAATAATCGATAGACCAGAGTTAACAGCCGCTATCAAGGCTGATGGTGGTGTTAAAATTCCTGGTGTTGTTTTACCATCTGTATATAATGTTGATGGTAAAAGGGTTGTCTGGGATGGTAATTCCAGATTAGCAGCTCTACAAAATCTTGCAACAGATCCCGAATACAAAGGATCTTTAGATTTTCCGTATATTATCATGCCCGTTGAGGATGCTGAAGATCCTATCAAGCGCAAAAGTTGGATGCTTTCTTTAGGAACAACCAATAATCAACTAAAACCGTTTGAATATTCTAAAGGCATTCAGGAAATCTTTGATATTAAATATCAACAAGTTTTAGATGAATATATCAAAGAAAATGGTACGGAACCGGATGAAAAAGCTGTTAAAAAATTACGTAAAAAGGTTACAACTTTTATAGCAGCAATTCAGGGTAAATCAGAAACTTGGATACAGCAGATTTTAAGAGTATCCACAACAGAGGATGAATTTATAAAGTCCGCTTTAAATGATGGAACCATAGATTTAGCAATAGCTGATACAGTGTTAGCTAAATCTAGCAAAGCTGGTATTGAATCCAAAAACTATTTAGACTTGGCTGTTAAATCAGCTAATGAAAGGGGTAAAAACAAAGTCACAATTAAAGACGTTGATCGTGTTGAGGAAATTTTAGAAAAAGGTGAACAAGTCCTAGAACTTGTTGAATCTGGTGTTCTACCTTTCGCTTTAGTCGATGAAGTTGAAAAAATTACCAAAGAAACTGAAGCTGATTTTGAAAAAGTCATTAATGAAGCTTTAGATTTTGTTGGTTTACAAGATGGTTCTAATAATGCTTTAACTGTTGAAGCGTTAGAACATGCCAAAGAATTCTTAACCGCTAGTGTTGAGAATTTGATTAATGATAACGATGATGATTCTGAACAAGATTCTGAACAAGATTCTGAACAAGATTCTGAACAAGATTCTGAAACCATTCAAAGACAAGCTATTACCTTTGAAGCGTTAGGACAAGCCAAAGATAACTTAGCTGATTTTGCTTTGTTCTTAAGTAATCTGGCTGTACAAGAATACCCTGATTTGATGCCTGAACAAATTGTTAAAATTGCTGACAAAGTTAAGAAAATTCAGGAACAGGTTTTAAAAATTCAAAGCAAACAAAAACCCTCTGAATTGTCTGAACAACAAGAAGCTGCTTAATTTTCAAATCGGTTAAGCGTTTATTCCCTGGATAAAATTACTATTGTCCAGGGAATTTTTTATGCTAAATTTAATGTAGGACATTATTATATAAGGTGAAATCGTGAAAAATAATAAATTGGTTAAAATATCGGTAAGGGTTACTGATGAGCAATTTACTAAGCTAGAAACTATCTCTAGTGCCACAGAATCAACTATATCCGAAATATTACGAGTGTTGATAGATTTACCACAACCTTTTATATTATCCAAAAGTGTTAAAAGCTAAAAATCGATAAAAATCAAAAAGTCACTTTTTAAAATTTTATCTCTAGTCTAACACTAGAGATTTTTTGTTTAATAGGATACTTGTAAGTTTTATTATAATTTCAGTATATTTACGGATGTTATAAAATTTTGTCCGACATATTATAGATTTGTCGGACAAAACAAAAAGTCACTTTTCAGATTACCTTAAACGTTATGAATAGCTTAATTGATTCTAAACTTACACAATCTTTAAAAAATCGAATTAAATTTTTGGTTGCTAAAGTTCACAATCTTTCAGGAATTGTTACAGTTTATCGGATTAAGCAATTATATCCAGCATTTAAGGCTAATCAAAAAGTTCACTGGTTTAACTTAGCCGACAAACTTAACCAAATTCTAAATGACCGAGAACGTACCATAGTTGATGATGTTTCCGATGCTTGTAAAAATCAAGGTTTACACTACAACCTTAAATCTGATGTTACAGACACAAAGTTTTTGATTTATTGCAACAAGGATTTTGTTGGTGTTATCAGATTTAACGATATTTGGAAACGTTGGTCATATAGCTTTATAAGCTTGGGACAATCTAAACCGTGTAATAACGCTTTGCAAGCAGCTTTGATTTTAAAAGGTCATTACGAAACCAGCAAAAAACCTTCCTTACTTTTTAGTGCTTGGTAATTATGCTTAACAATTTAGATAACTTGAAAATTTACATGCTTTATCATCCAGAGAATCAACTTTTTGTTGGTTCCAGACAACTAACTAAAGATGTTAAACAAGCAACTTTATATCAAAACAAGCCTAAAGAATTTCACGGGTTTATTGCTCTAGAGTTCATTGTAAAAATCGAAAACATGACAGGAAAACATGACTAAAAATGTTATCGACACGATTAGAAATCAGGTAAAAGATTCTGGGTTTAATGCAACCAGTCAACAGATCAGAGATAAAGCATTTTTGTTAAATATCAACTTAGAAACAGCAACAACAGAACAAAAACAAATGATCAGCCAAGCAATCGTTACAGACCAGGGAACAGTCAAGGACAAAGAGCAATCAGCTTTGTCTATCCCTGGTAAAAACCAAATACAAATTTCTGAATCTGAAAAACATCAGCTTATTCAAAAACATTCAGAAAAGTTGCAAATAACTTTGACTAGTCAAGAAGTCACTGAAGTGTCTCAGAATATCAGCAACAACTTTAAGTCCAGACAGTCATTAGCTAGTCAAGTTATCGGTGCTATTAAAAAGTATGTTGAATACCAAGCCAATTTGGAAGCTCAAGCGATCGCTGAAACAGCTTCAGAGATTATAGAAATTCAAAATCGTACTGATAGCTTGGCTGTTCAAAAACTTCAAGAAATTTCTGAAGCTGTTCAACACAATCAACGGCAATGGCAACAAGCAGCCGATGATATCCTAGAATTGTTTAAAGTTTAAAATTTGAATATTACTTTAGAACATCTAAATTATTTAGATGTTCTAGGGTGTTAGTCAAGTAACACAATTAACTTAGAAAATTTAGAGGATTTAAAATCATGGCTACATATATTGTTAGAGTTCCTTTTACTGGTTATGTTTCTGTAAAAATCGAAGCTGACAATGAACAAGATGCTATTAGAAATGCTCTTGAAAGTGATATAGATGTTAATGATGCTGATAAAATTCAATATCATGGACAAATTGTTAAAGGTAATGTTTTTTATGGTGTTTTAAATAAAATTGAAGTTGAAGAATGTGTCGATTAGTTGATTAGTAGTATTTGGACAACATTTTGGATTATCTAAATTAATTGAAAATTTTATCAAAATAATTTAGATAATCCAGGGTGTTAGTCAAGTAACACAATCAACTTAGAAAATTGAAAGGATTTAAAATTATGTGGATAGACGACACACCAAAAAGACCTGATACCTCAACCGTTGGTACTGTTGATATTCGCCATTCTGAGGAAATCGAATATGAACAGATGCAAAGATACCATCACCTTAAACCAAAAGCCTATATACATCATGTATTAACTTTCCCACATGGCAAAAAATTTATGGCTGCACTAACTACTATTGGATCAGGAAGTAATAGCAAGACTTTCCGAGATCGGGATTTAGCAAAGCGAGAGTTAGATCTCTTCGTTGATGAATTCATCAACAAAATGCAAAATTATGGAAATTGATTGTTGTTTTTGTGGTGGTTCAGGATTTGATGGTAAAGGTACTGGTTATGATAATGTTTGTGATCATTGCGGTGGTGAAAGAACGATTTTAGTTGAAACTACGGAAACTTTAAACAGCATGAAAGATTTTAACTGGTATCTGAACAAAATTACTGATTTAGAAATAACCAAAGAAATCATCGATAGCATCACTGACCAGAACATCAAGAAAATTTTTGTGACCTTATACAATACTGTCGAGACTGGTGATAATGTTGTCTGGCAAATATTACGGGAAAGGTTAGCGGGTTATCTATATAATTTTGCTATTAACACGATGTACTAATTAGCTTTTGAAACATTAAAAAACCTCTAGAATTTTGAATAATCTAGAGGTTTTTTAATGCTTAATTTGTTTTGAAATTATTCTAGAGATTTGTGTGTTTTTGGATAAGCCATTTGATTTATTTTCCTGTGAATAAAGTTTCTTTACGTCTTACAGCCTGATACATAACCAAAACGGTTATATCTAATCCATAACTTTTAACGGTGCTAAATTTACTACCAGCTTTTTCAAACCAGTAATAGATAGTGCTATCTGCTAACCCTGGTAAAAGTTCTTTAATTTTGTAGAAAATATTTTCTGCACTGTAAATGTAATCATCATGCTCAATAGTCTTTGTGATTTCCTTTGCTTTTTCTAGTTCATCTTTTTTGTAAATGTATTTAGGAAAACAGGTTTTGAACTTAGCATAATCCTGCAATGCTTTGTCTGTAATGTTGTTTTCAGAAGTTACAAAACCACTTTTCAGAATCTCGGATTGTATCCGGTTAACTTGGGTGCTATTTAGCTTTTTACCGAATAGCGATTCTAATTTAAGTTTTAATGGTGTATTCTTTTTTACACCTGTATTGGTCTTTTTACGGAAGGTTATAGGCATGTAAACCACCTTTTAGCATAGTTCAGTAGAGTTCAAAGAACTTTTTAACGTTTTCACTATCGTAGCATCTTTTTTAATCGCTAATTGATTCAGTTCTGAAAATCGTTGAATTCAGTCTGAACACTAACACATTTTTTAACTGATTACAAGAGTACTTTTACTTATTTTTTAGTTAAGAATTGTTAAGAGCGATTCAGCGATTATGTTGAATCGCTGGCTGTAATTGTTGCTATATAAAGCTTTCTAAAAATAGTTCAGTGTTACAAGATAATTTAATCTGAACTAACACTCTTTATGGTCACTGAACACTTTTAAAAAATAAGTGGTTTAAAGCCTTGCTGTGTAAGGATAATCGCTTACTGAACTTTGAAAATCGCTAATTTTTTTAACCCTCGAAAAGTGCCCATATTTCCCTAGTATCTTGAAAAATCGCTTCCTTACATATGCATCATCATTATGTACCCGTAACATAAGCCGTGTAAGCGTTCCAGCCAGTGTGTAGTCTCAATCGCTACCCTGCGATTATAGAAGCGATCGGCTTTGTGTAAGGCTTTCAGTAATCTGACTATATCTGTAATTTATGTCCAGGGTAATAACCGTTCCCTGGTCTGAAATAATCGTGTCTGTTGTAACTTACCTGAGTACGTACAATATTATAGCGATCGTTTATCTAAATTAGTAATAAATACTCATGACAAGTATCTAACTAGCAGTTATATTATAAATATGGCTAAGAACTTAATACCCCAGTTTGGTTTACGAATTCCACCAAAACTCAGACAAGAGCTTGAGGAATTCTGTAAAAACAAAGAAAAAACCTTAACTCAGGTCATTCTTGACGCAATCCGGTTCTATCTAGACAACCACTAACTCTAAAGGATTCAAAATCATGAAGATTTACAAGGCTTATCTATTTAATGGCATCGTTTCATTTGAAAAAGTTGAAGGTTCTATTGAAGTAGAACTTTCTGAAAATATTAGCCAAGCTGTTTATAAAGCTTGGGAAAACGAACAAATTCTTGAAGTAATGGCTGAAGAATCAAATGAAGAAGATAATGGGCAATGGTGGGAATCATAATCAGTTCCTTGGTCAATCAATTTCTATCTAGACAACCACTAACTCTAAAGGATTCAAAACAATGTCGAAACAATCAGAAAAAGACAACATCCCTAAACAATGCCAAACATGTGATTATCACTATGACAACCCCAGAGATTATGCTAAATGTGCAGTCTTACGAGACACACAATCCGATTTTGAACCTTGTGATGTAAGACAACCTAAAAAACAATCATGATTTACAAAAGCACTCTAGACCTAGATAAAGGTGGTGAAATCCAGATTAATTACATCGAAGCTCAAACACCAGAGGAAGCTTTACAACTTCAGCTAGAATGGCTTGATGATGATGATGTTTATGATTGGAAATCTTGTATAATTTCACATCACATTGAAATTGTAGAAAAGCTTCCAGAAAACCATCGTTATCGGCAAGATACTCTAGAAGTTTATGGAATTTACGCTCATTAACACAAACAGTTAATTTTGTCAAGTAGTTTAAGGAAATCTTAATATGTTAATCAAAACTAGAGGTTCTTTTCATTAGCTCAGTTACCAAAGAGCTAAAACATGAACAAATCTTTCAATAAATTTGCTAACTTAGGTTCCATACACGTTCGTTTTTATTGGGATATTACACGATTTAAAAACGCTTGTGTTACGGGAACAACCAAAAGACAAATGAAGCGTTTAGCGGCACAAGCAAACCGTAGATACATCAAGCAAATTACCCTGGATGAATTCAAAGATTTAATCTAAATCAAAAAGTCACTTTTTAAATTCTTCGGATAAATTGAAACTATCCGAAGAATTTTTATTTTACAGAACATTTATAATAGCTTTATATTTTTCATATACATAAACGATATAATATAGATGTAAACTTATCATCTATATATGGATATCATTCTCTGTATTTTCACATTAGGTTTAGCTTGTCCTAGCGACAACCAACCAAATCAAGTACAAAAACAACAAGTTCAGCAAGTGCAAAAACAACCTCAAGACGTTCCTGAACCAGTAACAATTTTAGGAAGTTTAGTGGCTGCTGGTATTGGTTATCAGATTAAGAAGAATCAAAAACCTGTGTAATTATGATATTATAAAAATGCATCTACTGATAATCCACTTAACTTACAGTTTTATAAATCCCCGGAAAATATCCAGGGATTTTTTGTTATATTTAAAAAGTGACTTTTTAAAATTTTAAGGTTATGGAAAACTTTAAAGATACTGCCCAGGAAATTAAAACTAGTTTGGATTCAAAATCTAAAGCGATCGCTTTGATATCTGATACTGTCGAGAACGAATTGAATAATATTGTTGTTCAGGAACTAGAATTAATTGATAAAATTACAAGTTCTGAAACAGTTCTAGATGATATTAAAACTAGATTGACCAGGGTAAAACAATCAAAGTCGAATTTGATAAATTATTGGCAACATGTACAAGACAGAAACACAACATTTTATTTAATTTGTTTCTTTACCCTGGTCACAAGTGCTATTTTATTTCCTTTATTTACTCAAGTGGATTCAAATAATTACCAAAATTATTTAAAAAAATCTTGTAATAATAGTGAAACCAAAATCAATCTTTGTTATAATATGTCTGACACTTACAAAAATGATTGAGGTTATTTTATGAAATTTAAAAATCATGTTGCCCAACACGGTAAAACTCTGTCTAGAAAGCTTTCTCAAAATTATGGTGACATGTTTGGATTGATGGAACAGGCTTTAGACACCAGTAATCCTGAAGCACAGTTACAAGCTTGTCAACAGCTTGGACAGATGAATTTAGAGGCACAAACTTATAATGATTTAGCACCACAATTAAAAGCAGCAATTCTTAATCAAATTACAGCAACAACTCAATATAATTTAGATCAAGCAGAAATTCTCAAGGCTGCTGGTAAAGGTTCAACACAAATTGAAAAAGCTCAGTCATCTATCAAGTTAGCCAATAGTCAATATTTACATAGTCGTTCTGAAAACGCTATTGACTTTCATCACGCTAAATTGCTCGAACATCAACGACATAATTTAGAAATGTCTTATATCAAGCTACAAGGCATGATTAAACAATCGATGCAAAATGTTGATGGGCAGGCAAAACTTATTAACACGGTAAACCAGGTAAGCATCAAACAAATTCAAGAAGATAGAAATTACCAAAAAGCGGTTGTTTCACACTTGTTAACCAATGGTGATCAGTCAAGACCGGAATATATAATCAAAAAAGATTACACACCAGCTTCTAGAGGTGTTATAGGCTTTTTACAAAGTATTGGAGAACGTTTAGGATTGTTTGTGTAAATCTTACAATTTTTGTAAACTAGATAAATCAAAAAGTGACTTTTTAAATCCCTGGATAACAATTAGGGATTTTTTATTAAACTTGTTGACATTTATAATATTATTAGTTAGTATATATTTGTCGGACAAAAAACAAGGATTAAAGAAATGACAGAAGTAATAAAAGACATGAACAATTTGTTAACATCTATGGAAAATTCTTGTAATTCAAAAGAAAAAAATGGATTATCAATTTATTCTTTGCTTAGAAGCTTTCAGAAATTTTTTATTTTAAATCAACAAAATTATAAAGTTGATGAAATTCACAAAACAACTCTTTTAATTTTAGGTGTTGCTGGTGAAGCTGGTGAAGTTTTATCTATTTTGAAAATCAAAGATAAAACTGATAAAGACACACATAATTTAGGTTTAGAATTATGTGATGTTTTAGCTTATTTAGCTATATTGGCTTATGATGAGAAATTCACTTTTGCTAATATATATAATGGATTCCCGGAAAATCTTAATCTAGATTTGTCAGAAAATGTTTTTAACCTTTGTGAACTTTATAAAAAATCAATTCTTTTTAACATTGATATTGATCCTGAAAAGTTTTTTGAAATCTCTGTTAACATTATTCAATCTATCTTTTTGATAGCTGTTGAAAATGATATTGATTTGTTTAAGTCTATGTTTTTTTGTTGCGAAAAGAATATGAAACGTGTTATTAAAAACACTTTACAAACACAAGAGAGAAACGATTGATTTAATTCAAAAAGTGACTTTTTAAATCCCTGGATAACAACTAGGGATTTTTTATTGTCTAAATTTTTACTATAATGTTAAAATATGTCAGACAAGAAAAAACCTTTAAAATAATAAGCATACTTTAAAGGTTTTTAAATAGCAATCTCTAGTGTGTAAAGGAATTATATCATGTTTAATATTCAAGAAAATGAAAATCAAGAACAAAATTTGGAGTTTACCAGGGAAAACCAGGAACATTTAGCAAGACTTGAGCAAGATTATCTGAAAGAGTTGAATAGACAAGAATTTGTTAAATCTTGGTTAGAAATGGTTATGTTTAATTCTATGAATGTGTTCATAACGCTTTGGTTGATTCACGTTGGTTCTACACTGTTCTTAGCTGTTCTTGGAGGCTTTACAATTGGATCAGTACCAGCTATGAAAGCGATCGCTGACAATTTCAATATATCTAAGGACAGTGAATCTATGAATTTCAGTGTTAACGGGAAACTTATTAATGGTTTGATTAAATTGATATTAGCAGGAACATTAACATTTGTTGCTACAAGCGAGATTCGTAATATTTTAAAAATTGCTGATGTCAGTGCTACTGCTTATGAGCAAGATAAACAAGATTATGAAAGGGATAAAAGACAAGGAATTAACCCTGATTTAAAATTTATAATTTTAACAGGTTGTGGTGCTGCTGCTGGTGTTATGGGTTATAAATTTTTAAAGGATCTTATGGATTAACTAAAAAGTCACTTTTTAAAATGTCTGACACTTGTTATAATAGTTGTCAGACATTTTTGTATAATATTACCTGGACAACATGAACCCGCTTAAACAGATCAAGAAACAAAGAGATAACACAGCAAAATTAGCATTCTGTTTTGCTGGCATCAGTATTGTATCGATGTATACTAGTATGTCAGATGTTAAATATGATACTGTAGATTTTTGCTTTATCCCAGAAGTTTTACACAGTACACCAAGATCTGAATTCTGTAAAAATGGTCAGGACATATTTAGGACTAGCCCTAAGTTTTTGTTGAAAAAGGATGAGTTGAAACCTAACCCAGAATTTGTTACAGGGAATGATAAATTTTTGATTCCGGCAACTGGTAGACACATTGTAAATTTTAATAAAGCAACTAACCCAAATTACCTTTTTTATGCTATAGCGGCTGTAGGACTTTCAACAGTTTCTTACGGACTTTACAGCCTGACATCAACCAGATACAAGCGAGAATTCCCTGAACTATTTGAACAATACAAAACTGAAACTCTTGAAGCTCAGTTAATCGGTTTGCAGTCTCGCGAAACAACCAAGTATAGAACCGTTCTAGAAACTCAGTACATCCAAGAAAATATTGAAAGTGAATTTCAAAGTTTGAGAATGATGGACATGTCCGATGAGCAAAAACTAGCTTATCAGGAATATTTACAGGAACAATCTAGAAAGCAAAAACTTATCGAGAATTCTAGTTTTGATTTAGATTTAGCACGGTTAAAAGCTGAAAAATTTAAGCATGATTTAGAGTCAAAAACTAGTGAAAAGAAAATGGAACGTTTGGATCAACGTGGTTATGAACCGAATTTAGAAAAGTCTGGCAACGGTTCAGATGGTTCTAGCAACAGTTCGGATAATTTTGATAATCAAAACGATTCTGTCCAGGGTAGTAACTTTGATGTTGCTAAATCTGAGCAAGACACTAGAGACATGATTAAGAGTCTTGTAAAGTCTGATGGTTCAACAGTGATTATTGGACAACAAGGTAGTGGTAAAAGTTCATTCGTTAAAGAGTATTTGAGGCAATTAAAGGACACTTACACAGAGTTTGATGCCAGAGTATTCAGCGTAAAAAATGACAGCTACGAAGGTTTAAGAGAACAAGATTGTTGCTATAGATTTATAGGTGATGACAAAATCCAAGAAGCACAAGAATTTTTTAACGATATCAAAACTGAATATGAGCGTAGATTGTCCCTGGATGAAGATCGACGCAATAATCTTAAACCTTTTATCGTGTTACTCGATGATTGGATCAGTTCTGCGATCGCTCTCGATGAAGCTGATGTTCAATATTCACAATTGTTATTAGACATTTTAATTATTGGGCGGGAGTACAACGTCAAATTTGTCGCAATATTACACAGTTTAAACCTGAAAGCCATAGGCATTAAAGAGTTAGATCAAAGCACTAGGTCATGTTTAAATCTTGTGTTACTTGGCAACAAATATATTAAAGATAACCGAGAAATGGAAAGCTATAAAGTTATCGAGACCGCTTTAAATCTTCCTCAAGCAGTACCTGATAAGAAAGACCGGGATAATTTACGCGAACAGTATAAAAATTACAAAGTTGTTTCACAAAGATTGAAACAGCCCGTTGTGTTTGCTTATCTTGGTCATTACTATCTTGGTATTGTTCCGAAATTTTAAGCAAACAGAAAAACGCTGTACCTGGACTGAACCATTAAAGTTATCCGAGACATTACAGATTGTTACAAGTACTTGACAAACTTTTTATAATACCCATAGCTAGAAAGTGACTTTTCAAAGGTAGACAATTCTATGAATTGTTTGTATACTTGAAAAGTCACTTTTATTTAATCGATATGAATTACCCAGAATTAAGCCAAGAAGCTATAGATCATTTAATATTTGCTGGCTGCAATCCAGAATTATACAGATTTGGTGAAATTTGTAAGAACAATCATGAATTCCGAGATTCTGGTTACTCCATCAGATATAAAAACGGTAATAATTGTTATGAATGTAATAAAACTAGAAAATGTAAAGATCATGTGAAACAGAAAAAAGAATCGGTTTTTGGTAAATTTACACCTTTGACTAAATCGGCTATCAACTTTTTAAAAGCTAGTGGTAAAAATTCCGATGATTTTAGATTTGGTACTATCTGTCCGAATAATCATGAATTTGAAAATTCTGGTTATTCTATCAGATATAAAATATCAAAAAGATGTATTTTTTGCGCAATAAATTACCGTTTAGAAAATGAAGAAAAAATCAAAAAGCAACAAAAAATAATATACCAACAAGTGACCAGGGAAAAACTAGGAATTCAGCGAGAATACAAAAATGCTGAATTAAGTCAAGAGGCTACAGATTTTTTAATTGAACTTCGTAGAAAACCGGAATTATACGCTTTTGGTTCTATTTGTAGCAATGGACATGAATTCCAAGATTCTGGTTATTCTATCAGATTGATTAAAAATCGTAACTGTTTGTTTTGTCAATCTGATAATTTTAAAAAATATAAGCTTAAATACTCTTGACAAATTTTTTATAATATGCATCAAACATAATATGACTAAGATTTTAAAAAGTCACTTTTTAAGTATTGACAAACTTAGAAATGTCTGACATATTATAGAAAGTTCTGAAAACAGGAAAAATTTTATGGTAATTAAATCAACACAATCATCTCAATATTCTGATAATCCTCAAATACCAGAAGCTATTATCAATATTGAAATTAAAGAAAAAGGTTTCACGAGTGATGGACAACCGATTAAAGATATCACTTGCCAGTTTAAAGGATGGGTAAAAGGTAAGTAATTTTATGGCATCTGGCAAAACTCACGATAAATCAATATTTCTATCATTACCAGGGTTTTGGGCTATAGGCTCATACTATTCCCTGGACATGATAACACTAGCAACATTTTCAGGGTTCTATCTATTTTCAGGGTTATATTTAAGTCCTGATTTAGATATGAAAAAATCTAGACCTTCTCAAAAATGGTCGATTCTAAAGTTTTATTGGATACCGTATAGAGCGTTATTTAAACACAAGGGTAACTTTTTTAATCGGAACTTTTATACACATTTTCCGATTATCGGAAGTTTGATTAGATTCTGTTACTTGTTGTTTATTCCCGGTCTATTATTGGTTTACAACGATTTTCAAAATCTTGAAACTGTTCTGAAATATTCTATGATTCTCTATGTTGCAATGGAACTTTCAGCACTGGTACATTTAATTTTCGATATCATTTACACAAAAAGGAGTTGAATTTATGGAAATCACAAAAAAAGATTTTGATTGTTTTGAAAAAATTCGTGTTTCTGGTAAAACAAATATGTACAATTTGGCAGGTGTTACGGCGTTATCTGATGGAATTTTGAATCACGACAAAATAAAAGAAATAATCGGAAATTACGATAAATATGCCAATATTTTTAAAAAATAAATAAAATTGACATAAAACTAAAAAACCCTTAGTAATTTTAAGTTACTAAGGGTTTTTTATTGTCTAGATAGATTTAATTAAGCAGGTTGAGCTAGAGCCGCAGTAGCCTCTGTGACTAGTGCTTTTATCTCGTTACTAAGTTGAACCGCTTTTTCACTGGAAACTTGATCGCTAGATAACAATTCTTGAATCTGTGTGTCTTTTTGAAGTGCTTGATCAGTTAGCTGAGCGATTTTATTACTGTCATCAGCCTTAGTTGCAATGAGTTGTCTGACCAAGGAAGCTAGAGCAACAATCTGATCTGCTAACTGATTTAAAACGTCTGTAGTAGCCATAATTTAAACCTAGGTTTATTGTAAATTTACAATACTTATATTATACCATGACTATAATATAAGCTTATATATCTAAAGTAATATATAATTTCAAATTATTTAATTTTAAAAAGTCACTTTTTGATTTTAAAACCCTTGACATTATATTTTGTCCGACATATTATAGATATATGGAACGGTTCAGACCGTGATCAACTACCTAATTAACTCTAAATAACCTTAATTAACCATAATTAACATGATTAACTACATAACTAAAGCTGCAACAGCCAGAATTCTAAATATTAAAGCTAAAGATGTTGCCGAAATACGTGTAGTTAAAGGTAAAGTTTTGGCACGCTATAAAATAAATAGAGGTAACTGCTGTACATTTATAAGCTTTAAAACCTATCAACAAGATTTTTATAGTTTTCGTATTAACGCGCATTTAACAGAAAGTTATGAAGTTTTAAACATGGCTGATGTTAATGATTTAGATTCAATTCGAGCATTTGTAAAATTTGAATCTAGCCATGATACACATTTAGTTGAAATTTATCAAACCGATTACACATGTAGTTGCACAGATTTCCAAAATCAAAAACAATATGGATTGCCTTTCCCTGGTAAAAAAGTTTGTAGACATCTATTACCAGTTGCCAAACATTTTGGGTTTAACTCGTTTTCTGAACTAATCAAAAACAATAAATCTTTTGCTAAAGCAGCTTAAAATTATGAATAATCATTCATTACTTGGAAATCACAAACCATCACAAGAGTACTACACACCAGGGTATATCTGGAATAAAGTTTACTCAACTTTTGACACTAAAGACATTTTCGATCCTTGCCCTATCAAAGGTGTTAACGGTTTAGAAATATCTTGGAAACATAATTTTGTGTATACCAATCCACCGACACCTGCTAAACTTTGGGCTATCAAAGCGATCGCTACTATTCAAGAACATAAACACGTTTCAATTATTTTTGCCGCTTTTAGCGAGTCTGTGTTATTTCAAGTTCCTGAATTGCTGACATATCCTACTGTAATTGTAAGAAATAGAATACCCTGGATAGATGGGAAAACTATGGAACCTGGTAAAAGTCCCCGTAATTACAACGCGTTTATGTGTTTATCAAATAAATCTAGTGTTATTACCAGGTTTAAAGATAATTTTCAAGACTTAGGTTTTGTTGGAAAAATGGTAAAAATTTAAAAAGTGACTTTTTAAACCAGAAAATATATAATACAAATATCAGAAATTTTTAAAAACCATGTCAACAGTTACCTTAACCGATAGAGAGATCCTAGTTTCCAGATTTTTACCAAATAACGATGAACAGTTAAAAGAATTTAAATTAACCAGGGAATTTAAGTCACGGTTAAAGAAATTCGTTGGAATGTATCTGTATTTGGAAAAGTCCATACCTAGGAATGATCTAGTTCTATTGACTAATTTTGAAATTCCTGATATAACATTAGAAAGCGTGTATAACACTGCTAATTACCCAATAGTAACTAACAGTGTTATTAAAAAGATGTTCCCTAATAAAAAACTAAACAACAAAAAGGATATTATGGAAATTACAGACGCAATGGAGCAAAAAATACAGAAAGAACTAGAACGGCTAGAAGTCAAACATGAAGCTAAAAGACGTTTTGAAGAAAGAAAAGCTGCCGAATCTAAAAGATTAGCACATGAAAAAGTTGCTAAACGTTATGAAGCTAAACGTCAAACCCTGGATAAAACTGAAGAATTAGCCAAAAAATATAATTTGATTTTAAGAGTCACAAATTATTTTGGAAATTATCAACACAGAGATAATATTCACAAGGTTGATGTCTGCTACCTTGTAGCTGATCAAGAAATTAGAATCGGTGTTTTAGCTTGGTGTTTTGCTAGAAACATCTGGACATATTATTTTAATGATGTTCCTATGACCGATGAATTTGAAAAACCAGGAACAACAGAAGAAATTATGTTAAAATTCTTTAACAAAATCAGAAAATATGAAAACCCTGATTTTGTTGTAGATGAATCAGTTGCTTGTTAACCTATCGGACAATCTAAAACAATTTTGAAATTACGCGCTAAATTTGGTAGTTCAGCGCGTTTTTTCACATTTAAAATTTTAAATAACTGTGCTTTGTTATAAGTAATAGTGTATCCAGGTAATTTTAATTCTTGACCAATCTGTCTATCAGTTTTACCCTGGTAAAGTCTATAAAAAATTTGAAATCTTCTTGAATCAAGTTTGATTACTGGCATATTTTTTAAACCTTTTTAATCGATTACAAATAAATCAGAACCATCTAAAATATCAGGAATCCATCGGAGAGCTTGAATATTTACTGAACCATCATCTTGTGGTTCTATTTTGTTAACCCTAAAAGTTTTTCTACTTTCTACATCCTCAGTAACTATTACATAATCACCGGATTCTAGAATATTTGATAAACCATAAATTCTCAGACAACGTTTATTATTACTAACAACAATTTCACAAGTTTTAGAGCGTTCTATGTTACCACTAGATAATTTATAAGTGTTCACACCAGGGTAGTTAATCGGTAAACTCGAAGGTAAAGGAACACTCAAAAAATAATCATGGAATGTTCCCTGGTTCTTTTCAAGCGAAACAACAAATCCTGAAAATTCGTTTACTAGTTCTGTTGTTAAATATTGGATGATGATTAAATCACCTTCGCGGACACCGAAACCTTGTAAACCTGTAGAAAAATTTATAACTTTGGTTTGATTTAGCCGAGATTTTAGATAAACTTTGCCGACTTTTTCAGCTTGCGATTGATTAGTGATGCTAGTAAATTTTAAAGATTCAGGGAACAGAGGTTCTAAACCGTTATAAGCATCAGCAGTCATCACGCTGATCACTTTAGGTTTTAAATCGTCTGTACCGTCGCTAAAAGTTACGTGTATGCAATTTAAATTATCGATTTGAACGTTTTCTTCACTGTAACTATTCTCGATAATATTTGAAGCACTAAAAATAGCTACAGGGTTTGTTTGTTGTTCTGGGATTAATCCATATCTTCCACCAGTCCTACAAGGGAATAACAAACTAGTTAATGATTCCCTGGTCACCCATTCTTCAAAATTAATTGTAGAATCTATTGCACCATCCCAAAAATAATTGTTAGTTACACAATACTTTCTAGATTTCACAATTGACTCATAATCTATAAAAAAGTCTTGAATCAGATTCTCTGGTAAAAATCCTGCTAGTCCACCAATGTTTGTGGTTAATAAGTCAACGAAAATATCAGGAAAATAGTTAGAACTTCCTAATTCATAAATTACATATCTATCATTTTCTTCAAATTGTAAATTAACCAGGGATTGAATATTATTAACACCAACATAAAAACCGTAGCTTTCAACTTGTTTATCAAGGTTTCTAATGTAAGTTTCGTTTCGTAAATTTCCAGGAGCATTAGCAGGAAAACTGGCTATAAAATTCTTTGTTAAATCGATTAAATTACTATTGTTACTACCGTTTCCAGCAACACCAGCCATTAAAATATTTTTACAAATTCTACCCTTGCTTATAAAAAATGAAGGATTCGGATCACTTTGCACACGCTCGGAAGCTTGAATAATTAAACTAGCCAACACAATACCCGGATAATTAGCCATGAATAAATGGTTTAAATCACTTGGGTAAACTATTTCATTCACGGTTGTAATTTTACAAGGTGCTGATTGTTCATTAGATACAAATTTTTTTGTATCTTCATAATTAAAATTCCCGTTAGCAATTAAAGCATTAGTATCTTGTGGATAAGCACCAGTTACTAGCAGCACATCCTTACCGTTAAAAATTACACCAGTTGAAAAAGCAATATCATTATAAGATCCTAATTGTTGTGTAACCATCCCATTATTTAAATACCTTCTAGATTCGATTTCTACTTTATGTTTTTGATAGCTTAAATTTTTTAATTTGATAACACCTTTTAACTCAGAATCAGAATTATTTGATAATATCAATTGCCTGATAAAAACACCATTCAAATATAAATAAAATATAACTGAATGATAAATATTATCGTTGTTTTCATTTCTAGCCGATATTCTGTAAACGAAATTTATGTGAATTTCACTACACTTTTTACTAGTTTTGAAAGTTGCAGTATTCGTTACAAATATTTCTTTTTGATTTTGGACAGCGATAGTATTATTAATAGAAAGTTTATTGGTTTCAAATAAATTTAAATTTGTGATTTTAAAAGGTTGTAAAACTGTTGAAACATCATCATGTATAACCAACCGATCAGAAGTATTGTAAATTCCTAAGTTATCAGGATCTATTTGAATAAAATTACCTGTGTAACTAACAGTGTTTGTAGTTTTACGCTTGTAAGTAAAACCAAAGTATGTGTTAGTTGATAAATTGTTGACAGTACTGTAATAAGGAAAAGAATCTATACCTGTTTGGGTTTTTGTACCAAGTCTAAATTCTTGTGAATATTCATCAGAAAAAAAGTTGTCCAGGGATTGATTATCAAGTAATGTTTTTGTGTTTTCAATAGAATTTATTTCACCTAAACATAGACCATAAAGCACATATAATTTTTGAGTGCCTGATAAAGTCTCTACCCTGGAATTTAATATGAATCCAGAGGTTCTAACACCACCATTAACATTGATATCAGTATTTGTGTAAACTAAAGGTATAGCACCACCTAAAGGTACTATGGAAGGTGCTGTATTAAATCCAAAATTAGCAACAGCACTATCACGTTTTTTAACTTGTTCTACAGGATCTTGAGATTTATTAGATTTTTGACCACCACCCAATAATCTCCAACCTATTGAAGCACCTATCAAAGCGCCAGCAAGCAAACCTACACCGATTAATGGAGCAGCAAAAGCACCTAAAGCACCACCTAAAATAACACCGATTACAGGTGCATCTTGAACGTTAACATCACCAGAGTGTGTTAAAGCTAATTTGGTTTGTCTATCAAGTTCTAGAAAGTATTGAAATTCGTGTATAGCTGCTAAATCGTTTTCGGTAATTTCAATACCATGATTATCTTTTAAAATTTCTATGATTTCTTTGTTTAACATCAAATTATATCAATAATATGTCAGACAATTTAAAAAGTGACTTTTTGTTTTAGTAAAACCAAAAACTATCAATCCATAATCTTAATCTTTCGATAGGTCGCTGAATAGGTTTGTTAATGATATAGATTATTGTACCCTGGTAAACAGTGCCTAGCGCTTTGTAACCTTCCCAATCGAGACACACTAAATTAGCTTTATCAACATTTGATTGTTTAGCATAAGCATCTAAAAACACTTTAACCAAATCTTTAGGATAATTTAATTTATTATACTCTCGATAAATCCAATTAAAATCTGGTAACGGTTCTAAATTTAAAAGCGATCGCATTTCTTGAGCTAAGGTAAAACAATCAAATTCTTGCCACTTATAAAACTTATTCGGTAATTCAAGCATATTTAATCAACTCAAATTGATATTAGAGGTCACGGGAATCTCAGGGATATATCCAACAATATTTAGACCATTGACGTTTTTACCAGTTGTGAAAAATGTTGATGGTATATTACCCTGAATACTAGATAATCTGGAACTTAATTCAAATTCTATAGAAGCATTAACATATCGAGAACTTTTGACAACCATTAAATCTTTTGATCGTGGTGTAGCATTGGGATTATCAGGATAAACCGAAACACATTCTATTATTGAATTTCTAAAACCTTTGTAATTTTCAACATATTGTCTGATTTCTGGTAAATTTGGAACACTGATAATTGTTGATTCGCTAGAAACTTCTAGGGATTTAGCAGGACTTTTAAAATTTATTGGTAAATATGTGTATTGCTTATTTGACCAGGTAATAATTTGGTTTGATACAAAATTTTGCCATCTAAATATTACGGTTTCTTTGTATATTCTGACAGTGAATAAATCACCAACATGAATAACAGTATTATTGTATTCAGTCATGTATAATATCGAAGTATAATATAATATTATATCCTGAATTATTTTTATAATAAATGTCTATATGGCAATATTTCCGGTTATAACAGTCTCTGGAATTAATTATGAAGCGCCAGAAACATTTAAAAAAGTTTTAAGATTTTCTGATGGTAATGAACAATCCTTACATTATTTATCAGCTTTAACTAATGCAAAATTAACATTAATTTTAGATTTCATAAATCAAAATGAAGTATCAGAATTATTAAAATTTTGGGATATTGTTGGAGGTTTAACAGGAAGTTTCACATTACCAGACGAGATTTTTAAACAACCAACAATCATTAAAAGTTTAATAAATACACAAAATGTTTATTGGAAATTTGAAAATGTTATTTCAGTTGAAACTATTGTTGCTTCAAGTGTTAGAGGTTTATTTAAAACTAGTATAAAACTCGTTTCTGTTCCAACTAACATATCAGTTCAAAGATTAACAATTTATTCTGGTTTAGATGTTATGGCTATTGATGTATATTTTTGTGAGACTATAGCGGTGCAAGATTATCAAGCACCAGTAACAATTTCAAATGCTAATGTTTTATATTCAGAACAAGTTATTAATTTCACAACAGGTTCAATTTTTAAATTTATCAATAACGCTTGGCAAAAATATACACCAGGGAATGGTACTGTTTTTATCCATAAACGTGATGAAACAGCCTATCAATATATTGATGGTAATTTAATAGGATACACACATAATAATTTTAAAAATCCTGTATCAATCACAAATGCTACACCATCGGTTAATAGTTCTAGTGGTGCTTTAATAGTTTCTGGTGGTGTTGGTGTTTCTGGAAGTGTTTATAGTAATGGTGTCGATACCTCTGGTTACAGATCATTTACTGTCGGTGGTAATGTTAACACTTTTTATCCTGTTCAAATAAAATTAATTCAACCTAGTAATCTAACAGGATCAGGAAAATGTCAAATTTATAGAAGTTCCTTACAAACTCCAATAACAAACGCAGGGACTTTTAATTTGGAATTTAGATTTCAACCTTACAATTATGGGAATCAAGTAAGTATTATTGATGAAATTAAATATGAATATTCTTTAGGAACTTATACAAATGCTGTCGGTGATATTAGAGATGGTACAACAACATCTAGTGGAAATGATTGTATTGTTTGGTTACGTGGCAATTTAAATTATAATTTAAAATCTTTAGATGCTGGTCAACATTGGGAAATTGTTAATAGTAATCCTAATGGAACTAGCATATCAGATAGTTCAGGTTTCACACATAACCCGACAACTGTACAAACCGATTTAATTCTTAATGCCAATTGGAGAACTTTAACACTACAAAATGGTTCTAGTAACTATTCAGCAGATTATCATCCGGCTAGAGCAATTAAAAAACAAAATGGTGATGTTGAAATTCAGGGAACTATACAGATACCATCGAAACCGAGTTTATTGACAACTATCGCGACATTACCAGTTGGTATGAGAACCTCAAAACGTTTAATTTTTAATGGTGTTGCTGCTAACGTCAATATTACTGGTACTTTAAGTCTTATAAGATTTTTTATATTACCAACGGGTGAAATAATTTATGAAAATTTAAATTATACTGATGAATCTGCAATTTATGTATTTAGTATAAACTTTATTTTTTCCACAAAATAATTTATAAGGTTAATCCTAAACTATGATAAAAGTTTAAAAACTTTGTGATTCTTCTCAAAGTTGAGCCTTGCATTTGAAAATTTCCTGTAATAACAGAGTAAATAATAGAGTCGCAGTGTCTATTAATAGAACCAGTACTTCTAAAATAACCACCAACTTGAAAACCACCAGTAATACTATTAGAAGGATAAGTGTTATTGGAACCTACGGTAGTTGTTATATTATTACCGTATAATCTGATAGTTGAATCGGTATTGTTACGTGTCATTCCTAATAATTTTTTGGAACCAGTACAATTAAAACTTGAAGTTATAAAACCTCCACCAGTACCGCTAGAACCACCAAGTAAATTATTACCATTAGTATCAGGTGTTGTGCTACCAACACCTAAAAACCATCCAGCGGTTATATTATTAGCATCATTTTGGTTAGCAAATATAGCACCTTTACTGTTTGCGGTTACATTAGCAACAACAAAAGCAGAATAATTAGTATTTGAAAGGTTTGTTGAACCTATTAAAAAGGTTAAATTGGTACTATTAAAACTAGCACCATCTGATAATAATGTGGGTCTTTTACTACTAGTTGATTGTGTGATATTACCCGAACCTATCCAGGGTTTAACACAAGCGATCGCGCTATTTGTTGTGGCTGGTGTTGTTCCACTAGTGTCTGTAAAACTGGAATTAGCATCGAAACAATACCAATTACAATTATTTAAACTATTGATAACATCGTAAGCTGAGTAACTTTCATCAACAGCAGCTAATTTACAGGATCTTTCAACAATTTTTAATCTATTATTAGGAAGATTTGGAAATGTTGAACGGATATATCTAGTTAAAGTAAAGGTACTCTTTCTCATTTTAACTACCTTACATCACCAGTAATTAACCATTCATTAGACCCTAAATATTTTAAAGAAACAGAGTAATTTTCAGCTATGATTACATGACCAGTTGTTGTGGCACTTCCACCTTTGTAAATAAAAACGTTTGTGCCAGCATTAATAGTTACGGTTGATGTTGCATACTGAATTATTTCAAATTCTGTTCCGATAGGGAAATTTACAGTTGCATTATCAGGAACAGTAATGTTAATGGTGGTTGTATTTTCACAAAGATAACAAACATTCTGCTCAGTAATAACTAAAGTTTTATTAGCAGTTAAAACAATTACCGGGTTATAAGAACCGTAACCAACAGTAACCAGGGTTCCTGATGTATCAGGTAATCGGATAGTTCTATTAGCTGTCGGGTTCCAGACTAGTGAAGCAATAAAATTATTTGATAAAAATTTTAAAGCGCGATCGCCTGTTAGCTGTTTTAAGCCGATTGAAAAATCTGAAATCGCGCCAACAATATCTGAAAACTTACTCATACTAAGCAGGAATTACATAATCAACTTCAATTCTTGCAGCGCCAACAGATGCGCTACCAGCACTATAAGTAGTTATCAAACTTTCCGAACTTCCGTTAGCTGTCAACCCTGGATAAATTTCGTAAATTGCGATTGTTGTTAAATCAACTTGATTAGTCGCTACATATTTTGAAGTTGTACCAGAAATACCGATAGATAATGAAGGTGTACCATTAAAAGCCGTGTCTACTATCACACGAACAGCTTGGATTACAGAATTAGCTGGTAAAGTAAACATTGACACGGGACTGGTACTACCAAAAGCTAAATTAGTTGTGTCTGTACTAACCTTGTCAGTTGTTGAACCACCAGCATTTACCCAGGATAAATTTCCAGTTGTTCCATCAGTTGTTAACACTTGGTTAGGACTACCAACACTCGTTGGTAGTGTTAATGTGTAACTCGCAGACATACCTGATGTAGGTCTAGCAATAGTGATACTTCTATCAGCGCTAGTGTTCGCAGCATCACTATTAATTACAAAATTGTCACTAGAAATATTGATAGTACTAGCTGTAACTGAACTATCTGCGCTATCAGTGCTATTTCTAATTAATAAATTTCCCGAACTGTTTTTGAGTCTTACGCCATTCGTACCGATTTTAAAATAACTTACAACAGTACCGAGTAAATCTGCAAATTTAGACATTTTTTATAACTCCTTGATTCCTAAAACTACAAAACCATTTCCTTGGTTTACACCATTTCCAAGTTGAATATTCAAGAAAATATCAACCGAGTTTTCATATTTGAAAAACGGGTAAGATTCATAACTTGCAACAGTTGTCACATCACAATAATCACTAGACAATAAAGTTTGATTTGATGAATCTGTTATTGATAATAAAGAAATTTCATTAAAAACTTGATTGATTTGAATAGTTACAGTGTCGACTAAACCTTGAAAACTATTAATCAAAATCTTTGGTGAAGCATCACCATAACTAAAAGGTATCGAGATTTTCCCAGTACCTTTAGAATTTACTAAGTTATCAACGTAAGTGGCCAGGGTATTGTACTGAGGATCATTCTGGGTTATTCCCGCTTGTCTTAAAACCGATAGCTGAATGTCAGAATTACCTGATGGTAAAGTAAATTTGAATACCTCATTCCCTGGTAAAAAACAAGCGTATTCAGATGCTATATCACCTTGCTCATTACACCAAAGTCTCACACCATTAATGATGCTTCCTAAATCTGTTGTGGTGTATAGATTACCCTGATTATCTATGTCTGCAATAATCTCTGATTTGACTATTTGACCATCAGCTATGTAAGAACTATTTAAAAGTTTGAATAAAATTTTGGATGATGTCAGAACATCACCATTAGTTCGGTAAATTTTGCCTACTACTAACCTGGTCGTAAGCATTATATAAATATGAATAAAACTGATATTTATAATATTATAACATAACTTTTTATTATGTATTATTTCAGACATCTTATAAAATCAAGTTATATAATAGATTTGTAGGACAATTCAAAAAGTGACTTTTTAAAATATGGCAAGGAATCCCAAATCAAAACTAGATTTAAAATATGTAAAATCTAGTGAAATAACTAAAATTATTGATGAAAATTATCAGGATGTTTGGGGCATCGTAAAAAAATTACAATTATTATTAAAAACCAATGGTCATGAAGTATCTCAATATTTGATAAGTAAATATGTTAAACAGAAAGGATTGATGGTAAGAGGTGGTAAAAATTCTTTGATGGTTAGAGATTGGCATCCCAGAGAAATAGAAATACTAGAAAGATATTGTGGTTTACTTCCATTTCCAGAAATTGTTAAAAAATTAAATGGTTATTGTCTGGAAAAAAATTTAAGCTTTAGAACTGTAAACGCTATTCACGCACAAATAGTTAAATTAGGTTTGTCTAGGGATGTTGCAGATCAATATGTAAGTGTCAGGCAAATAGAGAAAATTCTAAATGTTTCGTACGATAAAGTTCAATCTTGGTTAAAAATTAAACGATGGAAGAATATTTTAAATCCTGTAGAAAATGGTAATAGAATTATAATTCATAGAAATAATTTTAAAAAATTTATAGTTGAAAACAGATCTGAAATTACTCAAAAATGTAAGCCTGATTGGGAAATAATTTTAGAATTGTTTGAAGATTCCTAAAGTTACAAAGTTATATAAAAAGAAAAATCCCTAAAAGTTTAAAATTCTTTTAGGGATTTTTGATAGTCCATTGCTGTTTAGTATGAGCCACTAATATTATAGATTATTTATAAACCAGAATTTTCTAAAATATATCTATAACTTTTAAAATCCAAAAAATTAGCATTATTACCAGTTTGAGCGATCGCTACATGTTCAAAAGGACTAAGATGTTTTGGGTTAGCAACAAGTAATTTATCATGTAATTCAATATCTTTGCTTAAATTACGCTTACCATCATGATTTAAATAACTAACTCTTGCACATCTACCAACACACACTTTTAAAATATCATCACCAAAAATACCTTTATCATTCTCTAAATCATAAAATGGTAAATGCCATTCACCAGGGTATAAGATATCAGGTTTTGATTTATCATACTCAGCTTTCATTAAATATGCTAAAGCTTGTATTTCTGGTTGTGCATCTGGATGACAACGTTGATTAAAAAAGTTTTGATAATCTGTGGATGTGCAAATTACTGTAATGGTTGAAAAAGGTTCTAAAATTCTATTGACTATTTGTTTATGTACACCTTTTTCAATCATTTGTCGAGCATAAGAAATTACTGTTGCTTTTGCGGCATTCCATTGTAATCTGGCTTGCTCTATTTCTTCTGATGATAATTCTTGACTCGCTTGCATCCCTGGTTGATTCTTACCCCAATAAAGTGGCTCAACCTGTTGATCAATAACTTTTTGAATCATTTTCTCTACAGGAATTGCTCTAGAACTTGAAGCATTTCTAGAAAACATTCTATAAGTCATGAACTCAGAATGTATAAAACGATGATAAGTTAAAACAAAAGTTGTAATTCTAGAACCAGTTGCAGCGTTAACCGAATCTTTAATAATTTTGACTTTAGGTTGAAACATAAAACCATTAAGTAACTAAGAACATATCTATTATATAAAAAATCCTAGAACTTTTTATAATTCTAGGATTAAAAAACCTATACCAAAGTTATAGATTATTTAGCAATTTTAAATCTTCAAGTAATTTTTGATGATTTAACAACCAATTAGGATCAGACTTTAATCCAAAAGCTTTTAAACAATATTTAAACGGTTGTCCAGGGATATTCTCAACTAAATAAAGCATGGTGTTGGCAATGTAATGAATTTCTTTTTGAGAATGATCACTATTTCTTAATTGTTGAATATTTACAAAGCTTCTAAAATTCATCTGCCAGTCAAAGTTTATTTGAGTATTATAACCGAGAAAATATCTAGCTGATTCTTTAGCACGTTTTTTTACCTAAAACTGGTGTTAAATCTTCAATAGCTTGATGATATAAATTAAACCCTAATTGACTATAATTTTCTAAAATGTCTTGCCAATATTCGTTTTTATTGCTAAAAACACATTCTTCTTCAAAATTAGTAAACCAAGTTACATCACCAGTAGCTTGAATTCCTTGCCAATCATCAGGAATATAAAAACGATCATAAATAAACTCTTTATATCTTTGACTTTCTGCATTTACACTACTTATTCTATGTTTGATTACATGTATGTGTGATGCAATATCACCTGTTAATTGAAAATCTAAAATAGCTTTTTCAAAAGGTGTTTCGTGATGATTTTCAGCTAAAAAATTTAATAATTCAAAAGGTGTTTTCTTTTTCTGGGTACATAGATATTCAAAAATCACATCAACCCTATCAGAAATATCATCGGGTAAATCAATTCCTAATTCTTCTGTAGTACTTTGCCAAGCTGATAAACAAACTCTTTTATCACCACCATAAAAGCCTAATAATTCAACAATGTTATTCATAAAATCAAGTAGCTAAGAACATATCTATTATATAAAAAATCCTAGAACTTTTTATCATTCTAGGATTAAAAAAACCTATACCAAAGTTATTATACTTTGGCTATTGTTATCTGTTCAGATTGATTTTGGTATTTACCATTTCTGGCTTCATAAGTTGTTAGACATTTTTCATCACTTTGGAAAAATAATAATTGTACGATTCCTTCATCAGCATAAACAATACAATCACTATTAGAACTGTTACTGATTTCAAGAGTTAAATGACCTTTCCATCCTGCCTCACCAGGTGTTAAATTGGCTATCAAACCTACTCTTGCATAAGTTGATTTACCAATACAGATAACAGTTACATCATCAGGAATATCTAAAAATTCTTTGGCAACACCTAAAGCGTAACTATTCCCCGGAATTATAAAATATTTTGAACCATCATCGTTAAAATACAAATCGGCTTTTTCAAGAAATTTTGGATCGAAATTTTTAGGATCGACTACTTGACCAGGGATGTGTTTAAAAATCCTAAAATCTTTGCCCGACAATCTGATGTCATAACCATAACTAGATAATCCATAACTAATAACTTTTAGATCATCCTGTTTTCTAATCAAACTGTTACAGAACGGATTAATTAGATTAGAGCCTTGCTCAGAGATCCATCGATCACTTTTAATTGTCATATTACTTTTTCTCTAAAACTAATTTTGTTAATTCAGTAACAGCTTCATAAATCACATGATATTTAGTATCATTAGGATTTTCTAAATAAAGCTGATATGCATAAGCACAGGCATCTAGTAATTCTTCAAACAAATCTTTGTAAGCATCTCTACCATTAAAAGGGTTTAAACGTTTACCGTATGTTTGTAGCCCTATATTTCTACGCTGTAAAAAATATTCTTTTAATTCTGGATGTTCTTGTGAAAGTATCAAAAGAATATCTGGTTTTTCTTGATTATCCATAAGTAAAGCCATCTGTAAAAGATGGCAGACAATTCCAAAATTCAACACTTATATTATAAAACTATTTTAAAAAGTGACTTTTTAATTTTGAATATTTTATAAATTATTCTCTATAGCACAAAAGTTTAAATTTGTCAAGGGTATTTTAAAACAATTTTTGAATTTTGTAGTTTATCGCAGAGTTGCAAAATGGACTACAAAAATTTTTGTAGTTTCCAGAATCGATTACAAAAAGCCTTGATTCATTGGAAGTACAAAAGGGTTTGTTCGATGATCGGGTAAGTTATAGGGCATTCTAGACCAGGGTGGCAGCACGATTAGTTTATCAAGCTGAATAAAGATTCTAGTTGTTACAAGGCTTTCAGACTTTTTGTAGTTTTCATTGATAAGTTTAGCTTATACATATACTATTTTAAGCATTTATACTTACTTGTACTACTGTAATAGTACAGATATTCTCAATAAGCTCAATATTCTCAATAAGACTACAAAAAATTTTGTAGTTTTTTGTAATAGTTTTTGTAGAAATTACAAACTACAAAAACCTTATGTAGCAAGGATTTTGTAATAGTTTTTGTAGATTTTGTAGTTTTGAGCCGGATATAAATCTCTAGAGCTTTGTAGTATGTCTGTAATATAAAAACAGGTAGTTTTGTAGTACAAGAAAATCTTATATATCAAGACTTATATGAATATCTAGTTTTCTATGGTCAGAGAAAAATAATCAAAAAATTATGTAGCCCAGGGTAGTTGTACTAACAAAAACCTAAATAGTTATAAATACTTAAACTAGTACAAATAATCTATTTAATTTGTATTACATATATAAAACATAAAGAAGTATAAGAAAAACTTATATTAATTTATCCTTTATATAACTAGTACAAATTTATAAGTAAAAATACTTATTTAGATTTTTTATGATTTACTCAGGTTTTTGTTAGTACAACTACCCTGGACTACAAAAATTTATGATTATTTTTCTCTAGCCAGATTAAATCATAGATTTCTATAAGCCTTTGATAGTACTAGTTTGTATAAATTTTACTAGTACACTTTGATAGTACACCTGTACTAGTACACCTGTAGAGATTTATATCCGGCTCAAAACTACAAAATCTACAAAAACTATTACAAAATCCTTGCTACATAAGGTTTTTGTAGTTTGTAATTTCTACAAAAACCATTACAAAAAACTACAAAAAATTTTGTGGTCTTATTGAGAATATTGAGCTTATTGAGAATATCTGTACTATTACAGTAGTACTTAATAAGCATAAATACTCTAGTACAGTTATTTGCAATAAGATGTTTTAATGACAATAGATAGTTAAAAGGTTCTAGATTATCTAAGTACCCTAGATTCATACATGCTTTTACCCTGGTCTAGAATGCCCTAGAAAAGCTTTGATTTTGAATTGATTGGTTCAGTGTTGATCTATAGCTATTTGACCAAAACCTTGACAGTTTAATGGCTGTAATGATATTTTTAAGTAGATTGACGCAACCGAACCGTGAAAACCTTATAGACAAAGACTTTCAAAAGGTAGCCCTAGCAATACCTAATAATCCCTATCAGGGATTGAAACTAACCAATTGGAGCGTAAGATATCCCAGCTAAAAATCTAGCAATACCTAATAATCCCTATCAGGGATTGAAACGTTAATAGGGATATCAGCACTAAAAAGCCTAAACTAGCAATACCTAATAATCCCTATCAGGGATTGAAACTTACGTAAAAACTCAACAGCCTCATTACGTAATTCTAGCAATACCTAATAATCCCTATCAGGGATTGAAACCTATGCCCTTGTAATCTTCCTCAGTAATGAATCTAGCGATACCTAATAATCCCTATCAGGGATTGAAACCAACAACCAAATATTTTTTGTAGTTTTCAATCTGGCTACAAAATCTGAAAATTATTATAAATACCCTTGACAAATTTAAACTTTTATGCTATAGACAATAAATTCTATATTTTTAAAATTAAAAAGTCACTTTTTATAATGTCTGACAAATTAAAATAATTTTCCTGCGGGTCTGCAATATTTTCTACCAGAGTTGATATCCTGTAAAACTTGTATATCACCCTGGTCTACAGCTTCTTTAATTATTTTTGAGCAACTTTGGTTAATGTAGGTTATTGCGTTGACAACTATTAATAAAACCAGTATTCCTGAAAAAATTACAATTTTGTTTCTAGTCATAACTGTTGCTAAATTATTTCTAAAATTCTAGCAAACTTTATATTGTAAAGATTATTTAAAGATAATTGACAAAATTACATAATAGTGTAAATACCTATTGTGTCTTAGATAACTATTAAATATAATAGATTTACTGACGTATAAGTTTATGTTATTAAATTTATTTGTTTTTGCTGATGCTGAATCACAACTTAGTATAGAGTATTTAGTTTTAAAAACTGTACAAAGACTCGTTGAGCAAGAGCTAGCTGCTTTAATGGTTGGTGCAGCATTAATGTTACTTGTGCTTATTAAGTATTGGGATGTTCCTAAAAAATGGACAATTTTAAATCAAAGAATAATTAGGATAGAACGTAGACAAAAAAAACTTTTTGAAATTATAAAAATCTACTTTAAGTCAGATAAAGTCCATAATTTTTTGAATGATAATATTGATAGCATTGACGATCAAGATTATTATTCTGAAAAAATGGTAGATAACGATGATAATTAATCTAGATAGTAGAACTGAAAGTAGTATTGTAAAACTCTTTCGTTCAAAAATCACCGAAAGAGTTTTAATTGCAGCTACACTTTTAGTAATTTTTCAACCATTTTTAGATTTGATTGTTAAGTTGAACATCGGTTTTGATAATTCACGTAATTCTATAGAATTTGTGAAATCATCGGATAATCTTGAACTATCTGATAACAGATATTAATGAAATTTCGATTTGATACCAACCTCTTAAAAAGCTTGCAACTATCGGGCTAACTATTGGGGGTTTTTCAAATTTCCATTTTTGTATAGCGTTTAAATTGTAAATTCGGTTTTGGATTATTTGAGGTAATTTATAAAATTCCTCTGGTAAAACAAAACTATTTAGGGTTCCGCCAACAGAGTTATAAAAATTTAATAGACTTTCTAATTCTTCATGATTCATTTTTTGGGTAATTGATAGAACCATTCCATTACTCAAAAAAGATGTTCTTTGAGCAAAAGTTTCACCAGATTTGAACTGCGTTTCTAGTCTTTGATAATCTGGGAATGTTATCGAATTTAACTTAGTTGCTGTCATATTCATAATTGTTGGCAATATATTTTGATTGTTATCCGATGTAAGTGTTGCTAGTATTTCGTATTCTGGCAACACATTCATGGTATTTTTAAATTTACCTGGTTGTGTGATTGTCCAGGGATTACCATATTGCAACGCACCTATAGACACCGCAGATATAGGTGTTATATCCGTAATCGGGATACCTGCATTAATCAAAATACTTGTAGATCTTAATTTATATTCCCATACGTTTGTGCTAGGGTTTGTACTTTCAAAATCTACCGGAACATTTAAAGTATTTGCTCCGATTACCGTGGTATTTTGAAAAGCATTGTAGCTGATGGTAACACTTCCTGTAGCCAATCCTGTGCTGCCAACACTTTCAGAATTACAAATGAATATATTATTTTGGAATTTACTATAAACATTGGTGGCTTCTGTGGTTGATGAAATAGCACTAGAATTGTTAAAGCCGTAACTAAATTTAAAAGCTGAATAACTACTGTTTAAGATTACGGTGTTATTGTAGAAATTAAAAGGAAAACTAGTAAATTTATTACCACCAAATTGAGCTACAGAATTTAAATAAGGTCTACAAAATATATTGTTGTTTATGGTAGGGCTAGGCATGTTTGTGTTATCAACATAAGCACCAGGGATTATATTTAATACATTTCTAAAAGCGTATCCGTAATTTTTGAAAATGTTGAATTGTACTTTTAAACCAGTATCATGTAATCCAATACAATACCCAGTACTATCAGATTTTTCATAATCCCATTGATTATATTGAATTAATATATTACTGCTTTTGGAATTCCAAATAGACAACATTCCATTGAATTGATTGTATTGAATTTTAGAATTCCTAAAGTCTGCTAAATGGATAGCGATCGCTGATTGTTGGGTTCTATATTTTAATTCTAAATTTTCATTCCAAGCATTGTTGACATCACCTACAACGATACTACCGTTTTCAATCACCAAGTCTACAAACCCTGGTGAAATATCATTGATATTTATATCATCACTAGGAAGTCTTCTAACAGTTGTCAATGCTACTGATTCACCAGTAGTTCCTGATGAAGATTTATAAAGTATTTTAACTTGTCCCGCTCTTTCTTCGATAACATTAGCCAAAAATGGTTTATTGTTATTTACGGATTCTGTAAAAGTTAAAGAAACCTCAGCATCAGTAAGTTCTACCAAGGGTTCAACTTTAGCAGGTTCATTAGTACTTGTCGAATAGAAAAAACAGCTACCATCGAATCTAGAATTAGTTTCTAATCTTATTGGTGTCGGATTTTTTTCGGTTTTCATTCCGACACAAAATAACCAAGCACTATTTCTTAAAATTAATTTGTCAGGACTGCTGCCAGTTTCAGGATTAAATTGTCTAAAGAATCCTCTGTTACCTATCATTTCTATTGAATCGGTTACAAAGTCTTCACAAAATATTTTTCCTGTTCCGATAGTTGTTAAATCATCTGAAATATTTGTATAAGTCCTAACGTTATCAGTGTTTGAAGTAACACTAGATATTATCAAAGTTCTGCTAGTTAAATGTTGAATTTGATTGCCTGCAAGACCATCGAAGCGTTCAATAATTACTGTGTTACTTGAACCATCACCTACTATTATTTTTCCAATGCCAGTCAGGGAAGCTTCACAACCAATAAAACGTTTTATATCACCACGAATATAAATATTGTTGTTAATTAAATAAGTTCCTCTCGGAAAATAAATAGTATTTTTACCCGGAATATCAATTGCAGCTTGGATAAAAGTTGATTGATCAACAGTGCTTGAAATTACTCCGCCAACATCTTGGGGACATACCCATTTACTAAAATCTTGTTCCCAAGTTACTACTGGTGTTGGTTCAATTGGTAATGCAATATTATCAGGAACACCCAAGTTAGTTGTCTGACTGGTATTTGTTCCGGTTCCTAGCATTCCTGTGTAATATTCGTAATTTGAAATATTACCAGTTAAATTAGTACCATCCGCAGTATTTTGGATAGCTGTTGCATAATCAGAGATGTTCAAACCTCTTGCAAAAAATGCTAAACAGTTGGTACTTAGTGCGATCGCATTAGTAGGATTACCATTGTTATGAAAATTGCAATTGACCAGGGAAACACAAGCTGTAAAATTATTACCGTAAATGTTGTAATATGCTGGAACACTATTTATAGATGTAATATTTTCCATAAATAGGGTAGCACCGTAATTACCACTAGTATTATAAATACCGTATTGCAATTGATTTTTTACTGTAATATCACATAAAGTAATCCCAACACCAGACCAAGCCCAAACACCATAATCAAACCCATCAATCATAATATCTTTACAAAGCATCGGTGCAGGTTCATTGGTATTCCTAAGATCTAAACCTGCTCTACCAGCTTTATTAGGATCACTTGAAATAATATTTAAATTTCTGGCTACACCTTGGTTATGCGCACAAAATTGCAAACCGATAGCTAAAGGATTTCCAGAACCTATATCTATTGTCAAATCCCTGACAGCATTTCTAAATCTCTGTGCAGGAATTAAACCCGTGTTGATTACAGCTTTTTGATTAAAATTTGATCCTAAATTATTTGCAAGCTTGATTTTAGTTAATTCTCTGTTTTGTCCTTGTAAAATTTGACGCTTCTGTCTATTTCCTTCACTAAAACTTGTCCATGCTGCTTGACTGATTGTGATACTTGCCGTATTTGTGACTGCTGTTACTGTTGTCCCTGGATGAATACCCGTGCCAACAACAGATTGACCTACTTGGACATTTGTAAAAGTTCCTGAACTAGCCGTGATTATATTACTACCAGCAGTTACAGTGACATTTATAAGAGCAACATTGTTTATAAATAGATAACCAGCCCAATACAACGTTTTACTAACTAAATATGTTCCATTGGGTAAATAATTAATTCTGTTCCCACCATAAGTCATTTTACAGTCAAGAAAATCTTGCATTTCTTGACTAACATCAGTTGCACCAGTGTTGTCTATATTAAAAGGTTGTCCGGTTCTAAGATTAATTGTTGCTGTATAATTTTGTCCATTTATTGTAAAATTTCTAGGAATCAGCAAGTTAGCGTTATTTGGAAATATAATATTTTCTGCCATATTTTAAAAAGTCACTTTTTGAATTGTCAGACAAATAAACAAATATTATAGAATTGTTATAAAACTATTATAAATAATTATTCAAACGTTCCCAATGTTCAGACCAAGCCAAGAAAGCTTGACCACCTCTAGAGTCCAGGGTGTTTATATAAAAATCTCTAAAAATCGTTTTGAACAAGAAACCAAATAAAATAACTGATGTTTGCTTATCGGTGCTGAAGCTTGGAATGTAACCTAGAATTAAGCTGCTATAACTACTGTCTGTTATTTTAAAATCGCTAAACTCGGCTTCTGATACTCGCTGAATATCTAAAGCTGTTTCACGGTATCCGTAAATTTCTATATTTTTGAAAATAAAATTGTAAGCATCTCTGATTGTCACAGCTTTTTTAATTTGATAGTTGTTACCATCAAATATCAAATTATTTAAAGAACTATCGGAACTCTGATCAATTAAGACACTTGCTTTTATTACTGGTGCTGTTGATTCACCTACAATACTGCAACCATCCCTAAGAATTAATGGATTTTCTTCTGTATATGTTGTGTTGTATGTCCCTGGTCTGATTACAATTATCAGATTTCTACCTTTTTCATATTTACTTAAGGCTTTAGAAATATTTTGAAATGGTGCTGAATAACTACCATTGTTGTTATCATTCCCATTATTTATATCTACATAAAAATTTAATGGTGAATTTTTCTTTTTAGTAGTTATTGAGTAATAAGAGAAACTATTAAATGTTGCAACACCATTGTGGCTTATACCAATATCACCAGGTTTTTGTAATTCAGGTTCACCGTTGACAACCCTAAAAATAAAAGTTGTTATTCCATTATTAGGGTTAATAGCACGTAATTCTAAAACTGTTGTAGAATCATAAGTTATTGTGGTAAATCTGAAAGTGTGTGCTGTATTTTGTAAATAAACTTTTCTTACATAAATTCTATCAGGCTTTTCCCTGGTTGAAATCTTTGTAAATAAAGATGCTATCACAACCATTGTTGAACCTTTGTTTTCAGCACTGATATCTACAAAATATTTAGCGTCTTTGTTTTCTTGTTTACGGCTGATAATTCTTGCTGTGTGTATCTGATTCCAAAGATAACTTAATGGTGGTTGAATTTCACATTCTATTTCAGAATTTACAATACTAATACCTCTTAAACAGTCTTTAGGATTACTGTCTGTCGGTTTTTTAGAAAGTGTTAATGAATTGTTAGATGCTTTCGCTGTAACGGTTGTGCTTGTCGGTATTTGTTTATTACCAAGAACCGTATCACCTACAATAACTTTATGAAAAGCGTTTAATTCTGCACTTGTTAATGTAAAAGATTCTTCATCTAGGAAACATCTAACAGTGGTTCTGACTACTTGACCTCTGAAAAAAGTTATAACATCAGATAATGTTTTGTTAGTTGTGACAACTTTTCCATCAACTAAAGAATATTGAGAACCATGTAACCAACCATTTCCCAATGAGGTTGTGTTACCTCTTTCAAAATCATCATTAAATATGAAACTTCTATCATAATTAGTTGTGTCCAAAATTCCTGTAAATGATACGGAATTAGATGTCAATCCTGGTGATATTGCAGTTAATATAAATGCTTCTGAGTTGCAAACTTTGATTATAAAATCTTTACTATTTACCGGATTTGGTATCTGATCAGGGTTACTAAATATTATTTTTGGAATTATAGAATTTTTATTATTATCAGTTACTAAAACTTCTATATTATCGATAACAAGTCCATCAACACTAATATTAAAAGCTTCTGAATATTGGCTGATTTCACAATTATTTTTACTAGGTAAAGTTAAAGTTATTTTTGTCGGTTTTAATCCAACAAAAATATTTTTAGTTGCTGATATTGCATATATTGAAGATATCGTAATAGTTTTATTGCCAGTAGTGTTTGGTGTAAATGTAAAAGTCGCTGTAGGATTTGCACCAGTTAAAGTTACATTAGCAGGTGTGAAAGTTCCACCACTAGAGTTAAAAGTTAAAGGTATTGAACCGGCCAGTTGACTAACACCACCATTTAAACCAACAGTGAAAGTTTTACTAGCATAGTTGAGCCAAGCAACATTTGGACTTGATTTAATATCTACTGTTGGTGTTAATCCCTGAAAGTTATAAGTTTTTGTTGTAAAATTATTACCCGTTATAAATAATGTGATATCACCTAAACTATTAGGTCTGTATTTAAAAGTTAGTTCTTGTCCAGGGTAGGTAAATGTTAAAGTATTTGGAGTAAAAACACCATTACTGTTATCAGATAAGTTAACAGTTGTTGGCAGATTTACACCGTTGATTGTTACCCTAAAATTAGGGCTAGTGTATCCAACATATTCAAATGTTGGGTTTGTTCCATCATCAGTAATATTGGTGTTTGAAGAATAACTAGTATAATTCGATTGGGTTAATAAAACACCATCAGCCGTAAAAGATAATGGAATTTCTTGAGGCGGATCGGTTGGATTTAATAATGGTGGTTTATAAGTAAAACTTACTGTAGTGTTTGTAGTACTTATATTAAATGTTGAAGGTGTAAAAACACCACCAGCACCCGAATCGCTGGGAACAATAGTATAATTTTTCCCTGGTGCTAAAATCCCTGTATATCCTAAAGTAAAGTTAGTCGATGCTTGTCCTGATAAACCTTGCTGTGGTGCTGAAACCACAGTTAATTTTGGAACTTCAGACAAAACATCACTGACAGCACCGTGAAATTGTATAGTGCTGTAAGAAACATCATCAGCAGGATTTGTTGCCGGATCAAAAATTGCAAATATAGCAGGTGTACCAACCTGGGTTATATTTGGGTTTATAACTTTTGATGAAACTACTAAAGTATTTGAAATGGTATCAAACAGCCCACCGCTTAACCATTTACCAGTTGTTAGACTGAACACACCAGCATTTATTGCACCGGAAACGGCTTGAATAATTATGGCATAGCTATGTCCTGTTACTAATGGACATCTACTCTCATTAGTTCCTGATTGCTTAGGATATTGGTTACTTTGTAAATTATAAATTGCAAATAATTTTGTTGATCCAGTCGCTTCAGAATATCTAATAGTAGCAGCATAACCACTATTACTAGAATTCAAATATCTTAAACCAAAACCAATACTTGAACGGCTTGAAGATATTAAATCAGGATCTCCATACCATTTAAAAATGCCTAAAACTTCATAAAAATTTGTGGTGTTAACTTGTGTACTATTTGCGTGAACACTAAAGTTTGAAGCATTTATTTTTTTCCATTGTCTTACACGCCCCGATGGACTTATGATTAATTTTGAATTTGTATTATCACCATCGTTTCTGGTTCTAGTCCATGTTGAACCGTTATAAGCAGTTCTACCAGATAAATCGGTTCCTGAAGTTCCTATAAATCCATCAATTAAAGGCATAATCAAAAATATATTTAAAGTTTAAATCCCTGATTATTACCAGGGATTTTACAAAGAATCTCGAAATTATCAGCTATTCTTCGTCTTCGTCATCAACAACTGGTGGTCTTTTTAAAACTGAGTTATTAACAACAATTTCAGTAATTTTAATAACTTCATCTTCGACAAGTTCTTGAACCGTTTCAAGTTGTTTGAACTTACTGATTAAGTTATCATTAACTTCATTTTCACCAGGGTTTAAAGTCACTTTGTTGACATCAAATAGAAAAGTTCTAGCAGCTTTTCTATTTTCTCTTTCAGGATAATAAGTTACTGTTGCCATATTAGAATTTAGGATAAGTGTAAATTTTAACTCGATATGGACGTTTGATAATGACTTCTGAAACTGCTACAAGTCCGGTAGTTCTATAAGTCATCTGATCATCTTTAAGACCAACCGGAGTTGTTAGAATTCTAGATTGACGCTTATACAATGTTTCGGCTGATGGTTCATAAAGTATGAAAGCGTCTTTAGTTGTGCTAGCAGCAGTTACACCAAATTGAGATAAGTAACTATTGGAAAGTTCATTAACTTCATCAATACTTGCAATATCACCACTAGTTAATAACGCTTCTCTAGCTGAACCTTTAGCAGTTACAGCACCAGCCGCATCGGTAAATGGTGCATTCAAAGCATAAATTAAGTCGATAGATCCTAGAATCTTTGTAGGACTTGCAGTTAATCTAGAATTCTTTTTGAAGTCTTTAATAATACCTCTAAAGAAGTTCTGTAAATCCCTGGATGTTGCTGTATTAAGGTTTGTTGTTGTATCAATAACTTCAATTTCAGCGTGATTAAACAAACCATTAAACCCTATGGTTGTGTCACCAAAAAGGGTTTTTAAATGTACCCATTCACGTAAACCTTTCTCAAGTGCTGCTCGATATTCGGTTACACAATCTACTGTAGGTAAATTGGCTTTCATGGCTTGTTCTTGAGATTGTAATTCCATCCAATCCCATTCAGCACCTAAAACACCGATAACTGTTTTGTATTTATCAGCACCGATACCAAAATTTGCTAAAGGAATATCGGTAGCTTTACCACCAAAATTTACAGCAACACCAGAATGATCGATTCTAGATTGCCAAATTTCGCGTAAACCGAATGGTAAATTCATCTGTACAGTATGATGTTTACCTTCATAACCCCATAACTCAGGGTATTGGGTTCTAATAATGTCCGGTGTAACTTCTCTTAATTGCTGTCTTAAATAGTGCCCAGCTTGTATAATTCCATCCATATTATTTTGTTCTGATTATCTGATTATGGTTTGCAAAATACTAAAAGGTTTCTAGAATTTTAGAAACCACCGATATTGATAACACTTAAACCAGCACCACTGGTTTTTTTAACAAATCTTGCAGCAGTCCAAGCTGTATAATCGGTTGCTGTAGAGTTTCTGAATGTACCAAAACCAGCTAAACCCGTTCCGTTAGCATGTCTAAAAAACACAGGATCATCAATATCTGTAGCGGTTGCAGAATAAACTACAACATCTACACCACCACGAGTAACAATACTAACCAGGGATTTATCAGGATATCCAATAATTGATGTATTATCACCAAGATCGGGACTTGAATGATATTGATTGATGATTGTTAAACCAACTGGTGTTAATCCTGTAGTATTAGGAAGAATTACAGCATTTTTAGTACCACCGACAACTACAGCACGACCGAAAGGAATAACAGCACCAGAAAGGTTATAACGTTCTCTAACAACATTTACACCAGGGTTAGAGAGTACCTGTCCTTCAAATAATGCAAAATCTTGCGTATACTTTACGCTAGTTTGTCCGATTGGCATTTCTGTTTACCTTGAATTTTGAAAAGTGACTTTTTATTTTTGAAACTATTTAGAACTTACGCGCGATTCTAGTTCTCTATAAGCTTTTTCAATTTCATCATCGGCCGAATCTGTTTGGACAGTGTTAGCAGATTTCAAAGAGTCAAGTTGTGCTTGAACTTTGTTAGAAGCATTATCTTTAACTTGATTTACAATCCCTGGACTAATGCCAGACCAAACACCATCAACAAATACGGCTGATTGATTATCTAAATTAATAGAGGGATGGAACTTTTTGATATAAAGTTCTTTGATTTGTGTAGGATTTAGACTGTAATCAGGTTTGAAATCTTTAGAATCAGCTTTAAAAATTGGTTCGACTTTTTGCCAAAGTTCGATTGATTCAGAAATGATTCCAGATGCTTGATCTAAAGTGATCATTTCAGCTTTAGAATCTAATTGAATTTGTAAAGCTGCTAGTTTACCGTTAGCTGAATCGATTTCAGATTTCAAATTTTTCTGTTTAGAATCAATCCTTAGATTTGAATCTGTTAACAGTGCTTGAACTTCTGAAAAAGCTACGTAATCTTTTCCATCTTGCTGAAGTACTGGAACTTCATAATCTTTTTCTTGATAAGAGATCTTCCGAGTTGTCATTGTTGCAATTTCCGTTTCAATAGTTTGGATACCATAATCAGATTCGTAACTTTCAATAGTGTTTTCAGTAACTAGACTGGTACACAAAGAAATATTTGAATCTGTTCTTAAAATAATTTTTTGACCGCCTCTACCTTCACCAGGGTTCAACAAAGCTAAATGATCGTAAGTTCGGTTAATTTGCTCCCAAACATTTGAATCTTTGTTAAACTGTTTATCCTTTAACCAATACCCTGGACTTAATTCAACAAAGATATTTTGATTGTTTTCCAACACATTATCGATTAGAGCGATCGCTCTTTTATCAGTAATAATTGCTGGCATCAATAAAGCTTTGTCTTGTCTTAAATAAGTTTCCAGGGTAGAACCAACTAAAATATTTTCGGCGTTTTGGTTATATATGCCAAATTTAGGATGGTTAAAAGTTATTGGTAAACCGTGAGCAGTTAGCAAACTATCATCGTTAAATAATTCATTTTCAGTAATAGTTTCAATATACTTGTTACCAGAAATGTCTTGGTACTCTAATGGTAAATCTGCAATACCTAGTGTCACATAGGCTTTGTACGAACCATTATCAAGTTTTTGCCATTCCAGTTTTTTGTTATTTGAATCTATCCTGAAAAGCTTCATTATTTAACTTAATACAGATTTGCTATAGTATTAGTTTAACTTATAATACTATAGCATATATTATATTTTTTACAATATGTCAAGAAAATAATTTTAAGTCAATATTTTAGATAATCCAGAATCAAGCAAAGATATTAAATAATGTCTAGATATCGTCAATGTTTTGTAGCGATAATGAAAGTCGTGAAGTAAATAACAATCAGTTTCTTTATTGTAACTTTCGATTTGTAAACAGACTTCATAGGCTGGTAAAGTTACAACTTTATTTACTAGAGTTTTTATCATTTTTGTTATTTCCTGAATTATCTTTATTATTTAAATTGTTTTGGTTTAAAATCATTTTCTGTTCTTGTTCTTTTTTGTTCTGATATGCTTTGTATAGATTGTTATCCAGGGTAATATTAGGATTAAAAACTGAGTTTTCATACTGTTTTCGGACTTCATCAGGACTGATAGCACCCATTAAAAGTAACTTTTGGTTTCTATCCATAGCCAAGTTTTCCAATTCAATTTCTTCAAGCTTTGTAAGCTTCAATTGAATTGGAAATATTATTGAGTTTTCACCAAAGTTATCAACAATTGAACCATATAAATTTTTAGCAGACATGCAAAACTGACATAACTTGTAAACAGGTTCTAGCCAGTTTTCTATCTGCCAATCTTGTACTGAAATAGCCCAATTAAATTGTAAAATTCTCGCTGATTCAACAGACGCTGCTAACCCTGCCGTACCAAATTCGTTGTAAAGTTTCCAGCGTGGCATATCAACAACAGAAGCCAGAGTATCTTGCAACGCTTCAAAGCTTTCTTTGGTTCCTGAAAAATTTCTAGATATATTTTCAACTAATTCATGCATCTTGTCATAAATCAACAAGTTAGTTGCAGACATCCCAGTTTTTACAGATTCAGCACGCGATCGCATGTAATCTTGATATTCGGTTGTACCCTGGTCAATATCACGTTTAACATCCTCTGATAAATCTTCGATGCCAAAAGTGTACATATTACCAGTCAAAAGCATTTCATAGATTGCTTTAGAACCTGTAACCCAGTTGCTGAAAGCTTCAAACATCAAATTAATTACTGAATCATGTCTGTAATTTGAGTTTACATACTCGATTTCAGTGTCTAACTTATTACCATAAAAGTTTAGAACTCTATTAGGATGTATTAACTGATTAGCATCATTTGATAATTGAAAAAATTCTTGATCATTAATGACTGTTCTAGTTAAGTCATAGCAATCATAAACAAACATCCAGTCTATTGACTGAATATTGTTTAAATTAACAGGTTCTGATAAATCGTTGCCATCAGCTATCCCAAGAACTATAAAAGCGCTGCCAAGTTTACGCGCTAGTCCAGAGGCATACTTAAAAGCATTTCTAGCACCATAACCATGAACAGCTTTTTGGAGATTTGTATAGTATGGAATACGCATTAAATAATCTAAAACATCCTGGTTTTTTAGATTAGTTTCTTTGCTGAAATTTAAATCTATCCAAGAATTTGATGCTGATTTAGGATATTCGTAAATAGCACGTTTAATTATCCCGTTTGTCCTAGATAAATTATTAAGCTCTTGCCTGGATAAACTAGGACTAGAGATATTTACATCAACAGTAGTATTGCTGTTAAGTTTTTCAGCATATAGGCTACTGAACATTGATAAAAGATATCTGGAATCATTTTTTAAAGTTAAAACCATATTTGTAAAATTTAAATTCTAAAAAGTCACTTTTTACTCTAGACAACAAAAACGCTGAATCTATGGCTAGTATCAATATTAGTTTTAATATTAATCAAGGCTTTATCTAGCTCTTGTTGCATTTCGATAAAACCCTGGATAACTAACTCAGGATCTTGAAATTTAACAGTATCAGTACCTGACATTTCAATAACACCATTATTAGCTGGTTTAAATTTTCTAAATTTGGCACAAACATAAAAAGGTCTATATTCTTTTTGGTTAGTTTCTCGATTAGTTCCGGTGCTATTTTCGAGTAATGTTGTTAAGAAAATATCTTCGGTACTATCTAAATCATCAATTTGAAGATATCTTTTAACAGTTTCTAATGCTGTCGATAGATTATTGAACATGAATTATAATATTAAGTTATAGTTATTTATATTATACTAGTGAATTTAAGATATTATGTTTATCAAAATTACACCAGAGATTGAAGAATTATTTTTAGACAGAGTTAAAACGCTACTAGAACAAGGTGAAACTACCCAAACTGTTAAAACCAGCCAGAAAAAATCTGTAAAATCTTTATACGATGAAGATGGTCATGAAATTCCTGTAGAAGTTACTAGAAGCACCAATATTGATAAGCAAACTACATTAAATCCAACACCTAATTGGGTTCTACAACTTGTTGCTAATTCTATGACTGATCAAGCTGCTATAGAGAAGTTAACTAGAGCAGGATATATCGTAATTAATCCGGCAGTTGTTAACGAAAAAGAATCCGAGAAAGCTAGTGGTGGTTTGAGCGCTGAAGCGATCTTTGAAATAAAAAGTAAATTATTAGGAATTGATAATGCCTAAATAATGAAAATTATCTTAGAAACAAAAATCAAACCTAAAACGGTTCTGAATATCAATAAAACTTCCCTGGATAACATCGATAAAATATCTAGGGAAGTTTCCGATTGTTTACCCGAAGATAATAAATTATTCCGTGAATTACCACCGATACTTTTTCCCTATCAACAACAATTTTACAAAGCTGCCGAAAATCCAGAAAATAAAATATTAATTTGGGAAAAATCTAGAAGAATCGGGGCAACCTGGGCGTTAGCTGCTTATGCTGTTTTAACGGCTGCTAAACAAAACGGTAAAAATTTTTATTATATTGGCACTAGCTTGTCAATGGCTAAAGAGTTTTTAGAAAGTTGTAGCTATTGGGTTAAACATTTTCAATTAGCTGCTAGTGAAATCAAAGAAGATTTATACGAGTCAGAAAAAGACTCTATTTTAAGTTTAAGAATTAATTTTAAGTCTAATAAAAAAGTGATGGCATTATCTAGTAAACCTAGTTCTATCAGAGGTTTACAAGGAAATGTTCTATGCGATGAATTTTCGTTCCTCACAAATCCTTTAGAGTTTTTGAAAGCTGTAAAATCAATGCTCATTTGGGGTTGTAAGGTTTTTATAGTATCAACTCATAATGGTATTGATAATCCTTTTAATGAACTTTGCGAAGCTGTAAACAAAGGTGAAGAAAAATATTATAAGCAGAAAAACACTTTTAAAGATGCTGTTAACCAGGGTTTGTATCAACGTATTTGTTTAACAAGTGGACAACCCTGGACTAAAGAAAATGAAAATAAATGGGTATCAGAAATTTATGAGCAGTATGGTGATGGAGCATCAGAAGAATTAGACACTATCCCAGCAGTTTCAAATGCCAACAGTATTTTCAAAGCTTCATGGTTTAAGAAAATTTCTCAGAACGATTTACCAAAATATTTTGATTATCAAGTAATAGCTTGGGACTTTGCCGCAACTGACAAAGATACTAGTTGCTACACGGTTGGTGTATTAATCGGGAAATATAAAGAAAATTTTTACATTTTAAATTGGTATCCATGCAAGAAAGATGCACATTCAACTCAGAATTACGTAATTTCAACTGTTGAAAAACAACCTAAATCAGTACCAGTATTTATAGAACTTGAAGGTGGTTCACAAAGCATTCTATGGCTAGAGAACAGTTTTAAACCATTGTTAAAAGCTTATCGGGTACGTGGTGTAAAACCTGAAGGTTCTAAGGCTATTAGAGCGTTACCCTGTGCAGAAGCTGCTGAAAAAGGTAAATTTTACATAGTAAATGAACCCTGGTCAGATGATTTTCTAAAAGTTATTAATCAATTTGAAGGTGTTCCAGGTGTTCCGTTAATCAGTGATACTGGTGATGCTCTATCACTTGCATTTACTCAAGTTAACAAGGGTGTTAAAAATTTGATGGGTACTTAAAAATATTTTATTAATTTATTATTTATGCCTAGAACATTTTACGAAACTAACGCAGTAATTCAAATCAATCAATTGATTATAGAAGTATCTATAAAACTTGATCAAAATACTAGAACTTTTGAAGCTACAGGTATTGAAAATGAAAGAAACTTTTTTGTTGGTAATGTAGTCAATTCTAATCAGGTTGAATATTGGCTGTTACCTAGTGAAATTCAAAACGGTACTAAAACAATCATCACTATCGATAACAATGTTCAAGGTGATTTTATTTTCCAAAACGTTCATAGAACCAGATTTAAAGAATTAGAAAAAATCTTTGGGCAAACTTTTAAAGGTTCTATGATTCCTAAAAAATCTTATAGTCCTAATGACTGGTCATGAACATTCAAAGTCAGATTGAAAAAATTAAACAACAAGTTGCTGAAAAAATCCACAGAGGTTCTGGTCGTTCTGTTGAAATTATCAGGAATGTTACACCTGTAGACACTCAGCGACTTTTTGAAAGTATTGAAGCTGAAAAACCTGTTATCCAGGGTAACAATGTCTGCTGTAAAATCCGTTTAGGTGGTAAAACTCTTTACGGTATCAAACGCGAACAGAACATTAAACGGGCTGTAAATTACGCTGTTTATGTCGAAGCTAAAACAGGTTTTGTCAGATCTTCAGTACCACAAATACGTTCAGAAATTTTATCAGAATTTCAATAAATTATAAGTTTTACTTATTACATTAATTTTACTTATGATATAATACTTTTAGGTTAGAAAGTATTATATTCTCTGATAACTTTGATGACTTCAGGTTTCCAAATAAGAAAAGAAATTTTTGATTATTTGACTGCAAACTTAAACGGTATTGCAGAGATATTACCTGAACATCCATCAGGGAATTTAAGCAACTTTAATCTACCTAAAATAGTTGTGAGTATTATTCGTGATAATGCATCTGGTAGATATATTTCAAATGAAATAAAAAACCCAGAGATACAAATAACTATTTACACACAAAAAGAACTTCAACTTACAAAACCCAATGGAATCCTTGAACGTGTTGAAACATTGATGAACACTTTTAGAACATCTACAAATTTCAACAAAATCAAGGATTTTTATTTAGGTTATGTACAAGAAGTTATGAGTTACTGTGGTTATTTCGTTTACAGATTCTATTAATATTAAGAGGATTTAAAATTAATGGCTAAACTTCGTGGGCCAGCCGAATTTACAATTATCACACCAGCCTTAACACTTACTGAACTTAAAGGGTTAGCTACAACCCTGGTAACAACTTATCAAAATACAGCAGATTTTACAGTTGCTGCTTGTTCTACAACTTCAGGAAGTACAGCAGTAACTACAAGTACCGCCAACGGTTTTCAAAACGTTCAAGTAGGTATGGCGGTTTCTGGTACTGGTATTCCCGCAGGTACTTATGTTGCTGCTAAAGGTTCTAGTACCAGCATCACTTTGAGCGCTAATGCAACTGCAACTGGTGCAAGTGTCACACTAACCTTTACACCATTGAACGTTGTCATTAAAGCTTCTGACCAGTTAGAAGCTGCAACGGTGAACATAGAAGAAATGTATCAGGATAACCTAACTCAAGCTTCTATGGCTCCATTCAACAAAACCAAAGTTGGTATGACAGCTAACGCTCAAGTATCAATTGCAGACGATCGAATTGACTTGATGCGAGTTGCCACAAACGCTGCTGCTTACCAGGGTAGTGCTGGTTTAGCTGGTGGTTTACCAGAGTTGATTACAATGGGTGATGACTCTGGATTAACAACCGGATCTCTTGAACTTCCATATCGTACTGTAGTAATTAGACCTTATGTCGGTGGTGATCCTTCAACAGATCCAACACTCTGGTACATCTTCCCTTATGCAGGTGTTGAAGGTAAATTAAACCTATCTTTCTCTATTCAAAACCAAAGAGCGTACAACATAACTTTCACAGCTTATGACCCTAACGAAACCAACTACAAAGTGTTACGTGGTCAATCTAGTTTGTTGCCGTAATCTAGCAATCGCTAACTGGTTTTAAAATTTGGTAGCTAAGTAATGGACAACATTACCCTAGACTTTAAATCTAGGGTTTTTTTATTTGTCTGGCAATTCAAAAAGTCACTTTTCAATTTTAAAAATATAGAATTTATTTGCTATAGCATAAAAGTTTAAATTTGTCAAGGGTAATATAGACTAGTTTTGCAGCTTGATCTGTAACAATAAAAAATCCCTGGTTGTTTTTGACCAGGGATAACAGTTATTCAAGTTTTAGAAATTGGTTAAATCAGATTTCCAACTTTAAAGCTATGAGCGTTAAACCAACCAGAATGAGTTTCTAAAAACTTTTTATCATCCTGATATTTTTCATCAGTTAAAAAATATTCTTTGTTGACCGATTTAATTTTATCTAATTCTGTCGTTTCTTGACAAACTAAAACATACTGTGTTGGTGCTAAAAATTGAAAGTCTTTAATCAAATGACAATGGTTTGAAACTTGATATCTTTGACATCCGTAATTATTAGTTTTAGCGTTAAAATAAGGACATTGAATAGCTTTACAAACGTTCATTTTTTTTACTCGTTGTTTTTGACCAGGGATAACATTTGTTCAAGTTTTAGAAATTATCCAACAATTTCTAGACCATTTAAAAATTCTTCGGGATAAACATCATACTCTAACGAAACTCTTTGTACCGTTTCTGTTGTGTAATACTTATCCCATTTTTCTATTCTATTTAGATAATCTCTGTGAGCTATTGCGTTCTCTTTTGTTGCTTCATCGGTTCCGAAAAATAAAGAACTATCGTGACCTCTGAGTCTGGAAAAACATTGGTATGCTTGCTCATTTGAACGATGAGTTTTAATTACATGCCAAGAGAAAGGGTGTTGAATCATTGTAATTACCTGCTATGTTTGCAATCATTGAGTTAAAGTAAACGCTCATGAGAAAAATCAACTAAAGAGTTTAGTTGCTCAATTGCAGCCTGTAAATTATCTTCACTAACATTATTAAAGACTATGTGGTTTGAACCCGCATAAAGTGAATACAGAGTTAACGTTGAATTTCCAGACAAATCTTTGTCAATAGATATAGAATAATCCGGGTCTTTTGTCTGGATATTTTCACGTATTACACGGCTATTAGCGTAAGCTTCAATCGCATCAGAAACAACATCATTCATACTTTTTTGGTCAATTTCAGAAATCTTTTTAACAATTGTGTGCAATCTCGGTGATAACCGTAAGCTTATGGCAACTTTTGAGTTGTTCATGTGTCTGTGCTGTTCACTATTCTTTTAGTATAAACCTAGTTTAAACCAAATGACTGTTTGTTTACATTTCTTTACAATTCAGATGTGAATAACACTCGACAAATACCTACCTATTGTCAATAAAACATCTTATTGCAAATAACTGTACTAGAGTATTTTTACTTATTAAGTACTACTGTAATAGTACAGATATTCTCAATAAGCTCGATATTCTCAATAAGACTACAAAAAATTTTGTAGTTTTTTGTAATAGTTTTTGTAGAAATTACAAACTACAAAAACCTTATGTAGCAAGGTTTTTGTAATAGTTTTTGTAGATTTTGTAGTTTTGAGCCGGATATAAATCTCTACAGGTGTACTAGTACAGGTGTACTATCAAAGTGTACTAGTAAAATTTATACAAACTAGTACTATCAAAGGCTTATAGAAATCTATGATTTAATCTGGCTAGAGAAAAATAATCAAAAAATTATGTAGTCCAGGGTAGTTGTACTAACAAAAACCTGAGTAAATCATAAAAAATCTAAATAAGTATTTTTACTTATAAATTTGTACTAGTTATATAAAGGATAAATTAATATAAGTTTTTCTTATACTTCTTTATGTTTTATATATGTAATACAAATTAAATAGATTATTTGTACTAGTTTAAGTATTTATAACTATTTAGGTTTTTTACTGATTACATACCCTGGACTACATAATTTTTTAATTATTTTTCTCTGACCATAGAAAACTAGATATTCATATAAGTCTTGATATATAAGATTTTCTTGTACTACAAAACTACCTGTTTTTATATTACAGACATACTACAAAGCTCTAGAGATTTATATCCGGCTCAAAACTACAAAATCTACAAAAACTATTACAAAATCCTTGCTACATAAGGTTTTTGTAGTTTGTAATTTCTACAAAAACTATTACAAAAAACTACAAAAAATTTTGTAGTCTTATTGAGAATATTCGAGTTATTGAGAATATCTGTACTATTACAGTAGTACAAGTAAGTATAAATGCTTAAAATAGTATATGTATAAGCTAAACTTATTGATTTATAAGATGTTGCTCGATAGCCAACAGTTGACAACCATTAACCAGGACTAATAGTTGTTTACCCTGGTCTACAACGCTCTAGAACATGGCTAATCTGTAAGCTTGATAGTTTGTGCTATTTGACTGATTTTAAGGTTTTCTAGACTATCTATATAATGGTCATTCGTTAAATATTCAAAATAGTTCTTTAATACTGTTGACAAATATAATATTATGTGCTATAGAGAAACATTTATAATTATTGCTGAATTCCAAAAAGTGACTTTTTATTTAGCATGATAAAATGTTATAGATAATTGTCTATTCATTAGTTAAGTTTATGAAATCTGTCAAAATATTTGATAAAGTTCTGGACAAAGTAAAACCTATTTTAGAGATTCAAGATTTAAATTTAAAGGTTTATCACCCCAATATTTTGAGTAAAGCTGCAAGTTTATCAATTTTCGATACTCAGAATGAGGTTAGTTTTTTAAATGATAAGTTGTCTAAAAAATCTGATGAATTATCGAAACTTTCTAGTGTTGACAAACTTGATCAGAAAAACTTGGATCAGCGTAAAGCTATTACCAGGGAAATTACAGCTATTAATGATGAAATTGATAAAAACATCTACAACTATGTAGAAACGCTTTGTAAACTTAAACCCGGTAAATTAAAGGAAATCGTTGAGGAATTTTACAACGATAACGAAGATTTAGATTATCCCAAAGAAAAATTGGTGTCCGATTTGTTCAATGAAATTAACCAAGCTTTGTCTGAGTACAACGAAAAAGAATTGGAAAAGCGTGGTATCTCTGGTCAAGATGATAGTGAAAAAAACGTGTAAAGGCTGAGGTTTATTTAGAAAAAGTTCTGAACGAACTAGCAATATTCAGACATTTCTATCATTTGTCAAGACAAGAAGCTTTAGAGTTACCTGTTTGGGAATATGAAAACCTGTTAGAAAATTATCAACGTATTGAAGCCGAAAAAACCCTTTATAACTTATATAGTGCTGGCGCGGGCTTCAATGGTGGTGATTTTGCTAAAGAATTTGTAGAAACCTTGCAAAGTAAAATGAGTTTCCAAAGTATTGAAAATGAATCTGAAATGTTAACACCAGATAAGCTACCGTTTAATATCCCTAGTTTGTAGTATAAAGAATACTTATCATAATATGGTATAATGAAAACATATAATTATACCATATTTTTATCATGTCTGAAATTTTTGATAACGGGCAAGAGATTGATTCTATTTATATTGATATTAAGGCTAATTTTGCACCATTACAAAAACAGTTATTACAGCTTTCTAGACAAAAGACTAATACCCTGGTCGTTAACGTTGATGATTCAAGATTAGTAGATTTAAATAAACATTTAGATTTAAAACAAAGACATTTAAAAGAAACTGTTAGGTTTTATGAAAACAATGTTATAAAGCCTAGAACAGACTTGACTAATCTGGATAATTTGAATAAAAATTTGTTTCAATTACAACAGATTCAAAACCAGAAAGTTACTTTTGAAATTGATAATACTGAAATATTTAGAGAGATAAATAATATTCGTAAAGAGTTACAGGCAGCAAGATTTCCTGTAAAAATTGATAAAAATAATATTGTTGAGCAAGTTGAAACAGCTTTAAAAAATACTGAAGGTAAATTAAGCGTAACTATAAAAAATCGTGAAAGTACTGGGGACACAAAAAACGATTTTAGAGAATTAACTTTTCATATTAAACAAGTTGAAAAAGCTGTTAAACAAGCCAACGATAAAAAAGGTTTTATAGGGAATGTTGTAACAGGTTTTCAAGAAAATATTGGTGCTAATATTCAGCGTCAATTATCTCTAGGTATTCGAGACACTTTTGGTTCTGGTAGCGCACAACAATTTAGAAAAGCTGCCAGGGAAACAGGTAAATTTGTTAAAAATAATTTTACTGAAAACAAAGAATTTATAGAAACCACGAATGAAATACAACAGATTTTAACAGTAAAACTGAGACAAGGTGCTTATAAAGTTGGTGATGGTATAATAGCAGCTTTAGAAGATAAAGGTGATACAATAACCGATAAAATTAACAGTTTTATTAAAGCTGCTACACAAGATGTAGATTTTTCTAATGTTAGTAAAAGTTTAATTTCAGAATTAGAAGTAGTTTCTGCAAAAATGAAAGGTGCTATTTTTTCAGAAACAGCTTTAAGAGGTATAACTAAACCTATTGGTGAATCATTAAAACAATATAGAACTATTGCGTTACAAGAAAGAGCTTTACCTTTAGTTAGAGAAAGAGCATTTGAAATTTTGAATGCTAAAAAAGGTAAAGCTGACATGTTATCAACTAAAGCCGTTACTGATGAAACGGAAAATCTTTATATAGCTGTTGGTGGTTATGCTGGTGCGAGAGGTTTGTCAGGTAAGACTCTTGTCTCTGGTCAAATGCGTTCTAGTCCAGGGTTAAACGAATTAAGTAAAGATAATCCTAAAAACGCTGTTATTTGGGCTAAGAATGAAGACAGCGACATTCCTAGAGAGTCTTTAAACAACGCACCAGAAAAATTAAAAGCTTTGTTAACTAGCATCAGTAAACCAACATTAAGAGGTTATTCTAAAGACGCTTTAGAGATGTCTGCACAAGCATTAGCAGCATTAGAAAAAAATCCGGAGATTAAAATTAAATTTGTGGGTGAGTCTGGTGGTGGTTTTGCTGCTGAGGAAGCCCATAAAATAATGGAGCTTTTAGGGCATGGTGATAAATCAGATTTTATAGGTGTTGGTACACCAAAATTTATTGGTGGTTTTGATGAAAAAGATAGAAAAATTATTAGTCCCGATGAGCATCTAGGTGCTGAAACTAATAAAATGTATGGGCGTTTAGGACTTGCTGAGAGAACTAAAGGGCAACAAATATTAGGTGTTAAAGGACATCCCTACGAAAATTATAGAAATGCTAATGTGGCTGAACTTCAAAATTTCATGTTTGGTAGTCCAGGGAAAGTCACACCAGAATTAATAACTGATTTTAGGAAAGGTGCTGAATATTTTAAATCTCAAGATAAATCACAATTAAACACGAAACAAATAGATCAATTAGCCACAGCAGCTTTTCAAAATTTACAACATATTAAGAGATATTTATTAACATCAACCGACGATTTTAAATCTGAATTAGAAGAAATAGTTCAAGATTTTGAAAACATCTTTGTTGATTTACAACCTGATGACAGAGAGTTATCAGAAATTAAAAAAGCTGTTGAGAAAGCGAAAGTTTATTTAAAACATTTACAAGAACAACCAGGAATTGAAGCTTCCCTGGTCGCTAATAATATTGTCAAAGAACTAGACCTTGTTTACAAACAGGTTAATAGTGTTTCTAGTAAAACAACTGGTATAACACAAACTAAATATCAAAATGTTTTACAAGAAATCTTAGAAACTAAAGCTAAACTTTTAGATCCTAAAATTGGTATAGTTTTACCAAAAGAAAATAAAAATGTTTCACAGGAAATAGTAAAACCTGTTCAAGAAATTCAAAAGAAAATAGAAACTTTTACTAATGAACAAATTAAACAATCACTAGAGAATTCTAAAAAGATTGTTGATAATTTTGGTAAATCGTACGGTACTTTAAAAGACCAATTAAAAACTAAACAATTTCCTGAAGCAACTTTACAAGCTAAAACAATTCTTGAAAATACATCAAGAGCTAAAGCTGATATTGAATCTTTCAGGACTGAAGCTAATATACCAAAAATAGGAACAACAGAAGCGTCTCAAGTAAATCAAATGCTTGGACAACTTAGCCAACTTGAAAATAATATTAAGCGACAGTTTGCAAAAGCTAAAATACCTTTACCACAAATAGATTCTAGTAATGTCGCTACACAATCTAAACAAGTAGCCAAAGACATTACAAAAGGTTTAGAAAAAGGAATACAATCATCAGATGTTGAGCAAGTTTTTGAGGAAGTTTTAGTACAACAACCAATTGAACAAGTTAAAAAAGGTTATCAAATACAATCACCATCCAGGGTATTTATTGAAATTGGTAAAATGGTTGTTGCTGGTTTTAAGAAAGGTCTTGATTCCGGTAAAAATGTTCTTTCAGATTTTATCAACGATCCTGTTAAATCAGTTACTAGTTTAATAACTAGTGTTTCAAAACTCGGTTTAGCTTACACAGTTCTTACAGAAGTATTACCAAAATTAAAAGATTTCTTAGTAACTAGTGTGCAAGTTGCGACAGAGATGGAAAACCTTAATCGTAAGGTTGTGTTTGCATCTGGTGATAGTGCAACTGGTAAAACTAATTTTGAACGTTTCAGCGAGCAAGCCAAAGCTTTAAAAGTTGATATAAGACAATCATTGGAAGGTGCAGCAGGATTTTTAGCAGCTACACAAAACAGCAGTTTAGAAGGCGCTCCAAGTTCACAGATACTTGAAAACTTTAATGTGATGCTAGCAACTAGAAGTGTTGATAAGCAAACACAAGAACGTTTTGGTATTGCTGTACAACAAATGGCTTCTAAAGGTATTCAATCTGAAGAATTAAGGGGTCAAGCTGGTGAAGCTGTACCAGGGTTTTACAATATATTTGCACGATCGCAAGGTTTAACACCCGGTCAATTAGCTAAAAAGCTTAAAAATACTCCGGGCGGTTTGAGTCCAGAGACATTAATTCAAGCATCACAACAAGCTAGAGCCGAATCAATTGTAGGTTTACCAGCATCACTAGAAACTAGCCAAGCTGCAATTAACAATTTCAATAATAGTTTGCTTGAATTACAAAATAATACAGGTAAAGCATTCTTACCATTTCAAAAATTAAGCTTAAATGCTACATCAACAGGTTTAGATTTATTATCTAAAAATATCGATAGTATTTTAAATTTTGTTAAACTTTTAGCGATCGCTTTAACTAGACCGTTATGGCAGCCGTTTATCACTGGTGTTTATCAATCAATAGCCAGTTTAAATCTATTAACTGTTAAAGCTAAATTTAGTCAAGTAACATTGTCTGGAATGTTTACAGCAATCAAACCAATGTTAAACTTTGGTGCTGAATTACTAGTATTCCAAACAGTTTTAACATCGATTGAAAAATTAACAATAGCTTTCTCAGATATGGGTGGTGCAGCTTCAGATTTTGCAAAACAATCTGAAAAAGGTCTGAAAGATATTGAATCGATGTTAAAGAAAATAGAAACAGGCAAAGAAGTTAAAAAGGGTAACAAAGAAATGTTACTCGATTTAGGTAGAGATGTTTTAACAAATCCTTTAAAGTATTTAAATCCTTTCGATACTCAGAACGAGAAAGAGAATAAGGCTTTTGATGACATTCAAAAAGGACGTAAAACAGGTTTAAAATCTGGTGAAAAATTAATAGAAATCACAAACAGTTCAGAAATTCAGAAACAAATAGATTTAGTTGTAGAAACTGATAAAAAACTTTCTGAAATTCAAGCTAAAAGACGTGCCATTGTCCAATTAAATCCTGAAAATGTTCAAGGACTTAAAGAACTTCAGAAACAGGAAAAAGATTTACTCGATACAAGATTTAAAAATTTGCAACCCGTTGCAGGTATTCAAGGTGCTATAGAGGCACAAATCAGAGGCTTGAAAGCTGTCAAACCATTAATTAAAGAATCTTATGATCAAAACAAACTTTCAACAGACCAGTACAATAGACAAAATCAAGAAATCGATGCTCAGATAGCAATTTTAGAAAAGCGTCAACAACAGATAACCGAGTCTGTTGGTAAAGTTGCAAGTAGTTTCGATGTTTGGAAAAAGAACTTAACAGACGTTAACATTCTGTTACAAGACACAAAAACAAAAAGTGACTTTTTAATTTCTAGAGATAAGACAGCTTTTGTAAGTGCAGATATTAAAGGAAATGTTACACCAGGGAACAGACAATTCATTAATCAATCCCTGGACATAAACAATATACAGAGTCAAATTAAGAACCTGTCAGAATCAATCAAGCAGTCCGAAGAACTATTTAGATCCGGTACTGAATCAGCTAATGTTCTAGAAGCTTACAAGGTTGATGCTAATACAGGGATAGCCAGAATCAACCAGATTCTTAGTCAGGTTGAAACAGATAATGAAAAATTCATATTACAAGAGTTTGCAAACTTACAACAGAACAAGAACGAGTTAAACACTTTACAACTTCAGATAGCTCAGTCAAAACTTGAATTAGTTAATCAGTTACGAGAACAGACTAAACAGGTTGCCGAATATTATCAAAATATTGTTAAACAGACTGAACAATCTAAGATTGAATTTGAAAAATCTGCTAACGATATCAAGACTTTACAACAACAAAATAGAATTAAGACAGTTTTAACAAATGTTGGTGATAATATATTTACTCAGTTTGCTGATAGTCTTGTGGCTAATCTACAAGAATTAAATGATATAGCAAATAATAAAATCGATAAAAAATCTAAAATTCTTGATGCTCAGTTCCAGTTACAAGATAACCTGAAACAGCAAATAGAATTACAAAGAAGTTTACCAGGGAATCTACCTAAAATACCTGTTACCCTGGATTTTAACGGTATTGATAATAATCAAAACGTTCAAAGATTGAATGACAATCTTAACGAAACTAACGATATAACAGGATTAATTAATGACGGTTTAGATTCTTTTAATTCTGTGATTGATGAGAATATTTATAGCAGTTCGGAATTAACAAAAGAATTTCAAAATCAAAATGATAATTTAGATATTGCTAACAGGTTTATCAAAGACACTAACATTTACATCGGTGAATCATCAGAACTAAGTAAACAGTTCAGCAGTTCTTTAGAAACTGTCAGAGAAAATAGTAATTCTCTAGAAAATGTTTTTTCAAACATATCAGGAATATTTGGTTCTATAGTTGATCAAACTGGTAAATGGATTCAAGGATTAACACAAGGACAAGGAATTGTTGAAACTTTAGGTAATGTTGCTAACGCTTTTAGTAATCCTTTAGGTGCTGCAATCAGTGTAGGACAATCATTATTTAATGGTATTCAACAGTCTAATAGTGCTATAGCAAGTCCGATTGCAGGAAGATCTATCCAAGATATAATCAACTACAAACCATCACAGGGTCAAAGTTTTTACGGTATACGTGACGGTGGTGCTAGACAACATAATAAAGTTGATTTAGATTCTAGGGTAGGTGGTAGTCAAGGTGCTGTTGTACAAGCTTTAATGTCTGGAACTGCTACAGCAAGACAAATTACTTCAACTAGTGGTGGTGTTGATATCAATACAGTTGATCCAAAAGGTAACAAAGTTACTATTGTTTACAATCATTTGGATTTAACAGAACTTCAAAAAATGTTCAACGGTAATCTTAAACAGCCTATACAAGTTAATGCTGGGCAAAGATTATCAACCGTTACAATGGATAGTTTAAGTACAGGCGCACACTTAGATTTTGGTGTGAAAATCAATGGTAAATATGTTGAGCCTCAGCAATATTTAAAATCATTACAACAAGCTACAAGTGCTAATCAAAATGTAAATATTCAACAACCTGTTAATCAACCTGTTAATCAACCTGTTAGCCAAGTGCCTATAACCAAGTATGGACATTTTGCCTATAGAGAAAATAGCCGCGAAAATTTAGTAAAAGTTGGAAACGAATTATTAGACAAAGAAGCCGCAACAGCATTTAGAAATATGGCTGCTGATGCTGCTAAACAAGGTGTAAATCTCGGTGTTATTTCCGGTTTCCGTTCCGTTAAAGACCAAGAAACAGTATTTAACTCTGGAATGAAAGCTAGAAACCAAACACCAGAACAACGCGCTAAAGTTTCGGCTCCGGCAGGATTTAGCCAACACCATACAGGTTTTGCAATGGATATCAATTCTGTTGAACCTAGTTTTGGTAAGTCTAAGGAGTTCCGATGGTTGCAACAGAATGCTGCTAGATATGGTTTTCAGATGCCGTTCACACCAGGGAATAAGCAAGGTGTAGATTTTGAGCCGTGGCATTGGAATTACACAGGAAGCGATCGCGCTAGACAGATGTTGCAACCATTAACTAGACAAGTAGCCGTTAACCCTGGTCAAACACAATCGAGTAATTATCTATTTGGTAAAGCTTCGCAATATTCAGCGTCAGATTTTTCTGGATTAACACCAACGGGTAGAAAAGCTTTAGAAGCGTTGAAAAATCCAAATGTTAGAGCGTTCTTAGATGCTGTTGCAGTTGCAGAAGTTGGTGATGTCGCAAACACTACCGGGGGTTATGGGTATTTATTCGGTGATACAAATAGAGAAAGTTTTAACCCAAATAGTTTAACAAGTCATCCTAAAAAACGTGTGAGTGCTGGTGGTTACACAAGCTCAGCCACAGGAAGATATCAAACGATAGACTTTGTTTGGGATGATGACACTAAATATGGTCATCAAGGATTAGGGCTTAGAGATTTTAAACCACAATCACAGGAAGTTTTAGCCGTTGGCAGATTGATGTATCGCGGTGCATTAGAAAAAGTGATGCAAGGTGATATACAAGGTGCTGTGACTCTAGCAAATAAGGAATGGGCATCTCTTCAAGGTAACCCTTATGGACAAGGGACTAGTGGTGGTAAGTTATCAACATTCACAAATAATTTTCAAAAGTTCAAGAATCCAGCGCTACAAGCATCTCTGCAAGGACAATACCTAAACCCTGGTCAATTACAAAATGTTGTAGTCCAGGGTAGTAATCTTAATGTAGATATGATTAATCAGCGATCGCTTTTGGAACAACAAAGAATTGACGCTGATACCGAACGTAAACGGCTTGAATTATTACGTAAAAATGAACAAAGTTTAAGAACATTTCGTAGAGGTTTAAGGGATTCTGGTGATCAGCAACAACAGAACGCTAGACAGCTTCAGGATGTTCAAAATCAATATGGCAATCCGATTAAATCTAGTACTGATTCATTTAATGAACAGTTATTAAAACAAAATCGAGAATTTGATGATAATATTCGAGACAGAAACAGATTAATTATTGAACTTGATGATAGGATTCAGACTGCTAAACAACTACTAAATAACCCTGAAATTACAGGAACAGCTAAAGATGAAATAGCCAAAGGATTAAATCAAAGTTTAGCCGAAAAATCTAAAACTCAGAAAGAATTAGTTGAATTACAAAAACTTAAAAATGAATCTGTTCAAACTGCCAAAAACATTTTCAACACACAGGAAGGTTTCAGACAACAATCACTAACTTTTGAAGAAACTCAACAAGAAATTTCTAAATTACAAGCTAGACTTGAATCGTTAAAAGCTTTACAGCAGTTTAACCCGCTTGATGAACAAGTTAAAAATATTCCATCCCTAGAAAGGATAATCAATTTAAAACAAGTTGATTTAGAAACAGAGAAAAATATTGCAACAGTTCAAGAGCGTTTATTTAAAAAAGAAATTACCCAGGAACAAGCTAATCAATTAATTGAACTCTACAAAAAGCAATCTGTTGCTAAACAAGAGCAAATTGATTTAAGTTATCAGGAAGCCGATAGACAACAAAAATTAAATGAATTAACCAGGGAAGCTAACAATTTACAACGTGATAGACAGTCAATTAATGAACAATTACAAAATCAATTAACAGCTATCAATCTGTTGCAGCGTAAAAACTCTAGTGACTATACCCTGGGTAATCCTTTAGAAATTAATAGAGATATCCAAATTACTGAAAATCTGAATAATTACCAAAGTAAACGGAATGAAATCTTCAGTAATAAAGAGCTTACTGACAGTCAAAAGAAAGGGCAATTTTTAAGGGAAGCTTTACGAAATAATGAACGGGTTCAAAATATTGAAAACACTTTTGAAATCGATAGACAAGAGCAACGGATTAAAGACATTCAGAACAGTAATGAGCGTCAAAGAACTCTAGAAACTTTTAGTAATCAACCCAAAATTGATTTAATGAATGCAAGAGCGTCTAAAATCAACACTGACCAGGGTAACCCATTCGTTGCCAATAAAATTTCTAGAGATGCTGCTGTGTTACAAGAAAATCTGAGATATACTCAACAACTCAGGGAACTAGATGCACAGATTGAACAAATGAAGTTCAATAATATAGACACTTCAGAACTTGAAACAGTCAAGGACAGTCTGAACGAGATACACAATCTCAACCTTGAAAATGTTAACAATCAGTTTAAAACTTTTGGTCAGACAGTCTCAGACGTTGCTAGAAATTCTGTGATGTCTTTGTCGAACTCTATAACAGATTTGATTGTTAAAGGCGGTTCACTTTCTGATGTGTTTGATAATTTCTTTAGTTCTATACTCTCTGGTTTCTTAAACACCGGACTTAATAGTCTGTTTGGTGGAATCTTTGGAGGTTTATTTTATGATGGTGGAATCGTAAAAGACAAAAATGAAACCGAAATACCAAACTATAGTAATGGTGGTGTTCATAAAATTCAGAAAGCATTTAACAAAGAGTTTTCTGAATCAGGTAAAAAACCTATGCTTGCTGTGGTTCACCAAGGTGAATTAATGATTCCTGCTGATCGTGTTAAGGAACTAGAGAAAGCAGGATTAACACCGGATAAATTGTTAGGTAATTTCGCTTTTGGTGGAATAGCAGGTAATGTAAATACTACCAGTGTTTCTGAATCAGGTAACAAAACAGTTCATGTTCAGACAACGGTTATAAATAATCAGGAATACGTCACCCTGGATCAATTCAAACAAGGCTTAAATGATGTTCACAATCAATCAGTCAAAAAATCTATTTTAGCCGTTCAGAACAAGATGCAGACATCGAATAGTTATAGAAGATCTGTAGGAATCTAA